CAATTGAAGCTTTATCACGCCAGCGATCAGGAAACCTAACCCCACTGCTATGGCCACGATCGCGCAAATACTGCCTCATGGCGCCTTCAATAAAAGGCACCGCGATTGTGCTTAGCTTGCATGGTTCACCTGTTTTTGGGCTAAGCTTCTTTGGGTCATATCGTCGACAGCCCTTTATTAACCCCACCAACGCAACTTGATATAGGTCATCAAATGGCATTCCAGTGCGCACCGCCATTAGATGCGCGTGCTTTTGTGCCAGCTTAATGTTGTCTATCGCAAGCTGCTCACTGTATTCTGTCGGTGGAAATGCCTGTATCTTTTTGTTTGATTCAGCAGGCGCCGAAACCGCTCGAATCTTCAAGCTTCGAGCCCCTGTAGCGCGTGTTGGTCGCAAAGCCTGTTGGGTCATCTACCAAAAACTCCACCTTGAGCGCCTTTTAGGCACCATAATTATACCCTACTTGATTCACCATAACGCCTTGATTCTGAAAACTTGGAACACCATATCCCCAACTTACGGTCTCAAACCTCAGCGGACCACTGCCTGTAATGTAGATCACAACCTGGCTTACTTCATCTACAATATCAGCATGCACGCCTGATGGAAACTTAGTCAACTGGTCTACGCATTCATTGGTCCATGGCGCTGACCGTGGTAGCAAAACGCGGCCGCTGTTCACCTCCACGCTGGCAGCATTGGCCCGGCCCTCTTTGCTGCCCATCTCGCCGATGCCAGCGGCAACCACTCGGAAGCCATGCGCCTGTTCTGATTCAAGCATCTTAATGATGCCAGCGCCGTTAGCTTTTTTCTCAATCAACAGCTCATTAAAATAATGCTTTTTGTAAAGCGTTTTGATCATATTTAGTGTCTTTGGAAAATCCAGTCTTTCATTGACAAGATCTATTTTCCATAAGCCATGCTCAGTCTGTCCATATAATCCCATCGCAACCATATCGCTACCTGCCGTATCATCAAACGTGCAGTCAACAGATAGAATCTTGCGGATGAATTGTTGCGGCAGCATAGGATCACCTTCTAATCCCCTCCACTGATCACAACTATAAAAAGCAAGCCGATCTTTGAAAAATACAGTGCCTGCGCCGGCGCTTGGTCGTTGCTGATAGATTGCCTCCCAGTCTCTCGGAGGAGTGTTAGCACGTTTCCTTTTGATAAATTTATGGCCAAATCTATCAGGATCCAATGGCTCACCAACCCTTCTTGAATCAATCTCTCTTGTTACACTTGAAGGCAAGGGTTTAATATCATTAGCAGGCAGTGCTTCGATCGGCAATGATATAACATGCCAGCGTTCACATTCGGTTTCTAACCCTTCTTTTTCAAGTTCTAAGTTCTTTTCCAACAAGTAGCCAATTAGATCATATTCATGCCACCTAGTATGAACAATTACCATTGAACTTCCTGGCTCTTCCCTTGTGCTAAGCACAGAATCCCACCATGAGTGAATTTGTCTGCGATACGCTGCTGATTCCGCCTGCTCCCTTGATTTGATCGGGTCATCCACGAACAAAAAATGCCCTGGCTTACCCGTGCCCTTGCCGACACCAGCAGTCCAACAACTCCCGATCCCATCATCAGGCCCCCACTCCTCTTTGCCACGCAAGGAAGCCCTCAGAACCCCTCCAGACGCTACAAAATAATCCCTTGCATTTTCGCTAAAACCTGTCGCAAGATCTTGCGTGTGGCAGCATATTCCAGCACTGCGATCAGGAAACCTCCTGATACAATATCCAGGCAAAAACCTAGAAAATATCGTAGACTTCCAGTGCCTAGGTGGAAGCTCTACCATAAGCCTAGGTAGATCACCATCGGCAACGCGTTGAGCAATATCAATCAATCGCTCTGTGTGTTTTGTAAATGGAAACCTTGGATAAGCTGTTTGAATATACTTCCTAAATGATTCTGTATATGGCTCAACTTCGGCCGATCTTGCTAGATCAATTCGATGTTGCGTTTCAATTATACCTAACAATGGAAAGCCATCATAGGCTTCCATTGCCGCAACTGATAACATGTCCAATCGAGAGAATGAACGCATGAGAATATGACATGTGCTTTAATTATACACTACTTAATCGAAAAAGATAGGCTAGGCGTAATGCGCAATGCACATCAGCGGCCTAACCTCTATCCCACGCTTGCCAAATGGGTCCCCGGCGTGTCAAGACACCCGGAAACTTGCCGGGGCTTTGGATTATTGTATCACCAAGACGGAATCAATTCGTAGTTTTGCTTAATATCTTCCTTGCAAAGTATTCTAACACTCCCGGTCATGATGCAGACAAAATTACCTTTGATAACTTCGCGCATCTTTTCCAGATCAGTAGATCCAGGGTAACGATAAACCACAAGAAGCCGGCTATCACTGAATTTGATTTGATCGGATGTTGTGATCCGCTGCTTTGCCCACTTGATAATTTTAATTGCAGACTGTGGCGTGCCGTCATATTCAATGGCTTCAATGATGGCGTGATTTGGAGCAAAGAATGGCATGATCAATCTTTAATCAATAATTAAAAGAAGACTAACGTGATGGTTAAGTGTTGAAATCTGGAGTACGTTCGTAAAGTTGCTTAAATAATTCACTAGAAAACACTGTGACACTTCCTTGCTTAAATACAACATAATTACCCTTATTAACGTTATGCGTTACTAGGCCAAGGCTATCATTGATAACAACAGAAAGCTGATTATTGACAAAGCTTATACTGAAACCAGGATTGAGAAGAAAAAGATTTGCCCAGCGGACAATTCTATCTGCACATTTTGACGTTCCATCATATTCCATGGCTTCAACAATAGAATCAACAGGAGCAAAAAACGGCATGATCAATCTTTGATGAGTACAACTAAATCTGCAAAATAGTTATAGACGTTCTCGTGTCCACTCTCACGTCCATATTCCCGCGCAAGGTTAAACACCTTATCTCTTTTAGGGTGATCGCTGACGCCAAATTCAGCATAAAGATCAGACTTAAATTCTTCATGAAGCCGGTGCGATTCTTCGTGATACCTGTGAAGATGATCTTGATATGCATATTCATCCAAAACTTCTTGAATGACTGCATTTGGATATTCTTTTTTTAGATCACATTTAGGCTTTTCTCGGTAAGCGCCAGACCAAACAACCGCACCTTTATCGTAAGCGTAAAGAGTGACATAATCAGGCTTTCTTGGATATAAAACTTCCGACTTGGAATAGTAATCAAATGGTTTCATTTTGGTTTCCTTTTGAGCGGGTTAGCTGTTGATGGTGGTTTGTGTTCATGGATGATGCTTTCGATAAAGATCCTTGGCGGCATTGATTGACGTTTTGCGCCAGCCGCGTTCAAATGGCCTATCGGCCCTGGTGCCATCCTCCCATCTTTCGCCGCATCTGAGGCACGTAAGGTCCGTACCATACCATGGCGCATGTGCGACGACCATAAACCTAGTGCGCTTGCACGTAGGGCAGCCTATACGCCTGATCACCACTTCGTCGTAGACCTGGCAGGAAACGTGAAGAATGCTCATGATCAAGCCTCACTTGCCACCTTAATGCAATTATTGCCCCACCTTGCGATAGCGATTTGATCACGAAAGCGCTCTAGCTGTTCTCGCGCGTCTGTTGACTCGTCATAAAAAATACATTTCACGGCAGTGTGAGTAAGGTTGATATTAAAATAGAAAAATTCAAGATCTGCATCTTTGTCAAAACTTTCCTTTGTTGCGCCAAGTGCTACAACATCTGCAAGTGCAAATGATTCTCCACTGGGCAGCTTAACCCATCCCATCGGCGGCAAAAGACTTGCTCTTTCGAGCGGTTTTGCATCTTGTTGATACATCAGTCTAGGTTCATTGTTCATTGTTTGTGGTGGCAAAAATTTGAAACACTTCAAAATTAGCTCATTTTCATTACTTAGGTTATCTCCAGAATCATTCCATTCAATAGCTCTTAATGCTACAGCAACATCTACAAGATGCGCGGCAAAACGCTTGCGCAAGTCTGTATTCTTCGGAAAGCCTCCTTCGCCTTCGTCGGAATCAATCCTTGCAGCATCTAGCACCTTTAGATAAAGGTGCAGCATGGATCCACCGCTCATGATTTTTTCTCAAATTCAATAATCAGCATTTCTGCCATGGGCCATCTTTCTCGAATGATTGCTTGACGTTCTTCCTCCAAGTTTGAAATAGCTTTCATGATTTCATCAGTATTAAGCCCAGAAACGCTTTTGTAAACCTTAAGTGGTGATCCATTAAAAAACTGAATCTTGTAACCAATCGTATTAGCAGACAGATTGTAAATTATCGGCTTAACACGTTTAATATCCGCAACACTAAACGTGTCTCCATAAAGAAAGATTGCCGCAGTGCTAGGCGTTGCCATAAACAAGATCTTCGGGCCTCACTATCATAGCGTCACGACCCCATACAATTTGAATTGTTGCAATTCTTAACGCTTCGGTATAGTTCTTTAGTTGAGTATGCAAATTCATCAAAGCTTCTTGTCCTTCATAGTCACGACTATCTATCTCCCACATTAAAATATCACCATTTTTTAATACTACAAAAAATGTCCAACCTATTTGTTCTTCTTCATCAAACAATTCCCTGATATGATCTTCGACTCGTGCCACCTCACTGATCGGAAAGATGTATCCACCAAATTGCAACAATGTGGATGGATCATACTTTTCAGGTAAAACTGCCTTGCGCTTACTCGCTTGTCGGCGCACCTTCTTTTCTGTGGTTTGATTTTCTTGCATTATACCTTTGCAAAGACAACTTTTTCAGGTTGATCTTGATATTTGCCATTACGGTCTTGATAGGTTACTTCACAAGGATCACCTTCAAAAAATAACAGCTGACAGATGCCTTCATTGGCGTAAATCCTGCAATCTGCGCTAGATGAGTTGCTAAATTCTAGTGTTAGATTGCCACGCCAGCCAGCCTCTGCGGGAGTCATATTTGCAATAATACCTAAACGAGCATAGGTGCTTTTGCCTAAGCAGACTACAGTGATATTAGATGGCACAGATAGCTTTTCTAGTGCTACTCCAAGACCATAAGAATGGCCCGGAAGAATAAAAAACTCTCCATCTTCATCTTTGTGCAATTTTGCTGGCTCAAGGTTCGCTTCATTGAACCGCTTTGGATTCATCACTGTGCCTGGCACATGACGAAAAATCTTAAAATCCTTTGCAGATAGCCTTATATCATATCCGTAAGAACTGCAACCATAACTCAACACCTTTCGTATTGGCTCACCATCAAAATCAGTGACCAACACTTGTCTTACAAGGTCGAGCTGAAACGGAGTGATCATGCCTTGCACAGCTTGTTCCCTGATCCAGCGATCGTTTTTGAGCATTGAGAAGATGCAACGCATATATTCTACATTAAAAAGCCCCGAATTAACCGGGGCAATGCATATCACCAATTATGAGGTTAAGCAAAAAACTGCAGGTAATCCGCAGATGCGCCCACGACCCAACGCTTGTTGAATCTATAAGCCGCCCAGGTGGACCCATCTTCCATGTCTCGAAAGATCGCACGGTGAGCACCTTCATCCGCAACATTGCACCTGAGTTGAGCTAAAGATGCAAATGATGCGATTTCGTTATCTGTGCCAAAGCCAAGAAACTCAGAAGGCCCCATGTTTTTGCCGCGATAACCGACCTCGATTACAGTTCCGGGTTTGATGGTGGCAATGGTGATGCGAGTCATTTTTTGAGATTGGGTAGTGGGGCATCTCTGCCCCTGTGAACTCACTATAGGCTAACAGGCCTGACAGGGAAGGGATTGAAGCAGGGTTGTCACAACCTGTAACACCTCTGCATAGACATAAAAAAGCTCGGCTTAATGCCGAGCCTTGTTTATATCTATTAGTCAGTGGCTTCTTCTAATAAAGCCATGGCATCACCTGCAATTTTGCGGCAGGTAGCCAACTGCCTACCCATGCGAGTTTCAGCAGCTTGCATTGAATTTAAATGGCAACGGATATTGAATAAAGAATTTTCGATTTTTTCGAGGTCGATGGTAAAATTGTTCATTTTTGGGGTTGGGTGGTGGGGCATCTCTGCCCCTGTGAACTCACTATAGGGCACAAGCGACAGCCCACAAGCCAGTCGTAACAATTTGAAACAAACCCACCAACTGTTCATCTTGATACAAAGCCGATTGTCGGACTCGAACCGACGACAAGCGCTTTACAAAAGCGCTGCTCTACCAACTGAGCTAAATCGGCGAAGCTACAGACCTGTTGGCCTGTAGCACCCTTGGCCTTCGATACCGTTTCAGGACGCCCCCCAACAAGCGACCACGGCTCCCCCCTTACGGATGATGGGACGACCAAGGGTTAATTCTATCACTAAAAGGGCAGCTTAAACCTTTCAATCGCTTCTAAGCGTGCTCTGCGGCCCTCTTCATACCCAAACCTCCAATCATCACACTGGCGATAATAAAAATCACGATGACATGCACGCTTGCCGGTAAATCCTCTTATTGCGCCAGCCTTAAAGTCATCATGATACTGATCATCAAATTCAAACTTAAAATCACTAAGTTTAAAGTTTATTATCCACTCTCCGTATGACTCTCCGCCAGATATGACTCTTAAGATATCATTACTAATGATGATTCCTTTATACTTGCCATCCGTTGGAATACTTTCACCACTAACAGGCTCAAGTTTATATCTTGTGCGTAGCACAACTCCTTTCATGTCATGAGGCTCATAATATGAATACCAGTATCCATTGCGAACAAAAATGGATTGAGTTTCAGTCATCAACTTTGCTTTGTCAATGAATCACTGCCAATTGTCGCACGATGTTCTTTCATTTCCTGTAGTGTACCTTCCAAAAAGCGGATATATGCGTCTATAAGGTCAGGGTGTGTTCTAATCAGATGCTCAAACTCTTTGGTCCAAGGATGAACTTCCGTCACGCAATTGCCCATGTGAATATAAAGCGTGTGATCATCTGCGTGCCTTGTTCGCTGAACATTGGCAAAATTGCAAAAACCGCCCAATCCGAACTCTTGACGATCCATGCTTGCTGATGCGTCATATAGTTTTTCGCAAAACTCTTCGGGATATTCCTTTAACAGGTGTAAGCCATCATTGTAAAGCGTGACAGTAGTCAAAAATCCCATGGTGTTAGCAAAGTGTGGAGCATTTCTGCCCTCGTGACCTAATCATCGCTCATCAAGCCAGCCACTGCCTGTGGTTGAAACAATCCGCAACATTACTCAAAGTGTTGCACAGTGTTACGGTCGGTGATCATGTACCACGATCCAGTTAATCATCGGATACCGGCAGCCCGTGCTTGATTGATATAGGATCATTATTGGAAGCAGCCCACGAAAGCCCTCGGACATTTACCAATTGATCATAAAGACCATTGATAAACATAGTTAGATTTTCTTCTTTGGTTTCTCCCCAATCGCCACCTACATGAGTATGGCTACCATCCTGACTGATTAACGTAGCACTACCATATCCCCAGTCCTGCGCTATTGTTAATTGCTCGCCGTTAGAGACCATATCAGCGATGGCAGCAAGCACTGCCAGTGATTTTTGCTGTAGTTCCGTGGAGGTCATGTTTTGTTTGAGGGCAAGTGGCCATTCACCATTTGCGTGGCGCCACGAAAATGGTCATCAGGGCAGGCAAGGGGGTGGGGGATTGCCCAATACGGAAGGCACATAGTCCACCTCCCAGCCGTTCTCAGTATTTCAACATTGCGTCTTTCAATCATTGCAGATACGTGAACGAATTCCCAAATGGGAGTACAACATTGCTACCAGGGATACAATTTGTTGCCGTATCGTAGCTTGGCCAGCTGTATGCGGACTTCTAAAGGAGCTTGACACAAGAAATCATCTGATGCCTTCTCTGTGGCCAGCTCTGCGGCCAGCCCACCACAAGCAGAAATCGTCTCGCGGAGGGCTTGGCGAAGGCGTTGGATGCGCTGGGCGTCATCCAACCGCTTGGCGGCGGCAGCCACTTCCTCGGCCCTGACCACCAGCTGGCGCCAGGTGCCCAGCGCACCTGGTTGCGCGAGTTGCTCGGCGGCGGCAGCCACTTCCTCCACCGTGGGGCCAGGCCCGAGGGCACCGTTCAACTCGTCGCGGGTGGGGGCGGGCGACGACCGCCCCAGCGCCGCGCGAGCATCGGCCATCACGAGCCTCAGGTGGCCTGGATAGCGCACCTCCTCGTGGCGGTTTTCGTCCAATCCTTGCAGCAGTTTTGCGCACAAGGCGCGAAAGTCGGGCTCAGCCATTAGTTTTTTTGTCTTGATAGGGTGATGCGGGCAGTGATTGCCAGTGAGTGACTTCATTGTCAACCAATAGCGCACAATAATCACTTGAATTTTCGACTACTTCATACCATCCTTCAGGCCGATAGAACTCTTCATCGTACTCGGCAAAATCTTCATCAGCATCATCGCTTTTGTGCGATTTGGCTGGCACCCATTCCGCCATGATGGTTCGCCCTTTTCCTAAATCATTAAGATAGTGAGCAATCACTTTTATGCCAGGTTCTGGCATTTGCTCACTGACCGGGATGGGAGCGGACACGATCCCCTCATGGACCTTTTCAAGCCCGTTTGTGATCGAGCTACCAGCTGGGGCTGGCGGGGGAGGCAGGAGGGACCACGGCGCGGCCAGCATCGCAACCTCCTCGGCGGAGAATTGCGGATCACAGCCCCAGCGCCTTAGGGCGGCCAGGATGATGGCGGGAACCTCATAGGCGGGATAGGCCAGAAAATCGTCGCTGGGGGTGTCCGGGTCAGCGAGGAACACCGGAAACTTCACATCTGGGTCCACGTCTAGCCAGGTCTGAACCTCTTCGGCGGTGGGCAGCTCGCGCGGACAGCCGGGGCGGTCGCTGGCGTCGACGGTGGACTGGGGTTTATCGTCTGGCCACAGCTCGCAACCATGGCAGTCATCATCGGCGCTGCTACCTAGGCAGGTGCGCTCAGTCTTCGCTTCGGTCATGGCGCCACAGTCCGCACATGGCGGGAATTTTTGCAAATAGTTTCCAACTTCCTGCAGAAGACCAGAATCGCCAGGCAGGAGCATTAGCGTTTGGCGCAGTAGATCTAAGGCAGTCGGGTCTGGGGATCTTTTAGCCGCCTGCCCCCAGTGCTTCAGTGCGTCAATAACAATATCCGCAACATGTTCAACGCAAAAAACAAATTCTCCACAATCAAACTCAGGAGGATTGCCGCCTTCCTCGTAGTGCTTAGAGTTTTCAATCCATCTTCTCACTTCGATGGCCCTAGGCGGCACCGCGTCACGGCATTCCCGCAGTTCCCGCAGGCACTCGGGACAAGCCCAGGCATTGGCGGGTTGTTGGCCGTGGGTGGGGCATTGGCGGAGGCGGTCAGGGGATTCCTCGGCCGGCTGCCACCTGCTGCCAGGGTGGGCGAGGATGGCCTCGGCCAGGGCACTGGCGCCCAGGCTGTGAGATCTATCCACATCGCGGATTATTTCCGCAAGGCGAAGGATATGGCCGATTTTTGGAGAAAGATCAGGCATTAGCATTAGCGGTCTCCTTTTGTGTTTGAATTTTGCCGTCAAGATAGTCAGCGGCATTGAGAATCATTTGCTTTGATTTAAGATCTACGTGATCCGCAATAATGCGAAACGCAGCCGCAAGGCCTGCGCTTTTAACGCATAGACCACAACCCTCCCATCCGTCATCACTTGGATGACAAGGTGGATCATTTGTGGCATCCCACTCGCGCAGGCAGTTAATTTTTGCAGATGCAACAAGAGCTAGCTTTGCAATAGAAATCGCATCAGCTTCAGTCTTCGTCTTTTCCCTAATTAGATCCTTTAGTTCGCGCAGCTTGATGCGGCCAACCCTGGCGCCGTCAGACGACTGCCACCATCCCCCTAACGGGTCATCCTCAGAGCGGTCGATGCCGTCTAGAAGTACATCGACCCTAGAAAGTAATTTTTCGATGCTGCTCACTGCAAAGCACAAAGCATTTGAACACCTTCAATCATAACTAAGCATCCTCCGTTCTTTGCAGTGTCGTTACAAATTTTATTATATAATCAGCAGCGTCATACATTCCAAGATGATTGGCAATTTGAATAAGCCTTTTCATTTGATCGCTTAATGATCCTTGGTATTGCGACTGCTGGCGCAACCCTTCTAGGGCCTCCACCCTGGACTTAAGATCTTGAATCATTTCGTAAAGAGACTTGTCACCAAAAGATTCCATGATTAACCTTTGATCAACCTAGGACGAATCGCTTTATTTTTTGCCCTGGCTTTGCGCTTAGCGCGAGCACGAATTAGCTGATGCTTGCAAAAAAGATGTGCGTAGTATTCAAGATTAGAACAACCTGAATAGATTTGTTCATCTGAACAGTCTATCAGTATTTCATCCATTCGCTTGACAACATCATCCTTAATCTGAATCTTCACTGGAACCGTTTTCACTTGCCTCCTGAATCAAAGGTGCCCCATCATCATAGATGAATCTGCCCCCAAATCGGCCGACTTCCCGCAAATCCACCCAAAAAGGTGCCTCGTGCTCTGGAGGTAAAACACAGGCCTGCGTGTGCCCATTTGGCGCTTTGCGTGTTTCAATGATCATCGCTGATGCAAGGCCCCAGCCGGGGATTTTTGGCGTCACCACTTTACCTTGTTGGCCCAATAAGCAGCGCTCATTTTACCTTTCTTGATATTGGACGCATGGCGTGCCTTGAATCTTGCGCGGCGATCCTTGTCCGCCTGGCTCTCGCCCGTGCGTTTTGGCGACCCGCTGACGCCTTGCTGACCAAATCGCAAGAGCTTAACCTTGCCCTTCTCCTTTGCTGCTACGGCATGACTTTTCTTTGGGTGACTAGGCGTGCGCTTAGGCTTGTTATACCCTTCAAATGATTCTTTGCCGATTTTAACGGTCATGATCAAACCCGCAGACACCTTATGATAGCATCTATTCATGCACGCCGTATTCACACCACAGCGCAATGATTTTTGGCGGTTCAATCGGCGGCAGTCCGTTAGATACCTTGCGCCTAAGGCATGTTTCGCATTCTTCATACATATCGCCTTCTTCTTCGTAGATAATACCGGGGCATGGGTTTAGAGAGTTTAGGTGAATCATTGCTGCTTATTTAGATCGTCGCCAAAAATCACAGACATAATTCCAGCATCAAACCCGGCTTGATATGCACGGGTGGCAATCAGGTCATTCTTGTCTCGTCTACCATGAGGAGGATCATCGGGCGAGGCAGACAAGTTCCCTCCTTCAGCCACCCATAATTCAACCTGATGACGAGTTGGGGCAACAGGGCTGCCACCTTTGCCATTCTCGAATGGAAATTCATCTGGTAAAAAGACTGGTTCGTGAGCAAGTTGCTCGCGGACTGATGTAGAGTGAGATGCACTTTTGATCATGGCTTTAATGTGCTTGTCGGTTATTGAAAACTTCTTAATCCTAAGTTCAAGAGTTTTGCTATATTCTTGCATGGTCCACAATTGACGCCTTAACAAGATCTGATCAATCCTATCAAGACTTTGAAACGTATCGGCTTTAATGAAAGCATTAAGCTTTGCAAGCCTTTCATTAATTTTATCAAGTTCGCGTTTTTCGTCAATTACGCGTTGATGAAAAGGTTGAAACTGCATGGTTTAAGCAACCAAATAGGTTAATGGTTTTTGTTTAGAAACCTAAAAAATCAGCCACCTTTTGTGTTGCCATTTGCTCAGAAATAACGGATTGATACAATTCAAATATAGCATCATCCAGCACACCACTTTCGCCCTCAACCCCCCTAAGCCCAAGCTGGTCTGCACGATTCAATGTTTGGCTCAGTTCCCACTTTAAAAACGCTTTTAATTTTTCCACCCTTGCACCAAACTCAGTTGAACGCAGCCATTCACAATGATCTTTGTACTTATCAATTTTTTTGTTAATTTCGTGTTCTTTGTCATCAGAAAAAAGTCGTTCAAGCGAAAATGGCTCCATGATAAAAGGGGCAATGGTTTAATAATGGTGGGTTACTTTGTTATTTGCTTATACGCTTGTCGGAAGAGTGTCATGATTAAACGGGGCAGTTTTAACAAGATTGTGAATTGCAAAGAAGAGCAAAGGCAAGAAAATCCGAAATTAGATCATCATTATCAAAACAATCTACTTCATCTGGGATTTTTGTATCTGGAAACTTTTCTCTAAAGTAATTGTAAATAAACTGTCCTAGTCTTTGGCCGTTACTATTGGAAGAATAGGACGCGTAAACGCATGGAATGCTAAAAATGCGAGGATTTTTCATGGTAAAAATCATAAAAACGGTTCACTTTTTAACCTGCGGTAGCAAGCACTTATCCGAGTCACACCCTGCTGGGCCAGCCTCCACCAAACTACCGCCATCATAGGCTCGGAGCAAACCAAAGAAGTCGTCACCCTTGCGACGCTGTAATACTTCTTCACGAAGCCGCTCGTATGCTGCCTTGTCGATCGGCTCAAAGGGCAAGCGGGGGAATGTTTCGTTTGCATCAAAGCGAGCTAACAACGCGGCGGAGATGTAACCCCTGTGATTCACGATTGCATCATGAATCTTGTTAGCCAAGGGCTCAATTTCATGTTCCCTAAACTCAATCGTGGCAGATGTGTTATGCATTGTATAGTGCATCTGTACTTGCATGTAGAAGTCAAATTGCGCAAGCGCTGAAAACTGATCAATCCTGATCTTATCCGCCCCTGGCAAATTCGCCCAGCTCACCTCAGTTGGGATCTCTACCAGCCATTCCGTGCATCGAGGATCGAAGGGATCATCCAATAGGCGGCCCTGCTCATCCTTGTCGCTCTGGCTGGGCACAATGCTGTAGCCGTATTCCAGGCAGGCCAGGGCCACGGGATCGTTCTTGCGGAAGGTGATGCGGCGAATGAACCGCTGCGCCTTCGGCGGATGCCAGCCGGGAGATGCGCCCGTGAGCAGGCTCTTGGTGCCTGCAGGCTGGCATGTTGTCATCCGATTAGGACAATTCAATCCATGGCGGCCGCAATACTTCTTGATGGTTTCTTCCACAATTTCGCGCCAGCGCTTAAGATAATTCGCCTCCACTTCTTTATATGCAACTCCTTCATCTGTATCAGGCCGGCCCTTTGCCCACCATTCAAGCCATGATACACCAAATGCCTCAACAAAAAAGTCAAACAATCCGGTAAAGCTCACGCCAACAATAGGATCAATCTCCCTGCTGTACTGATAACGCGGTTCTTGAAACTTATGATGCAACAATGCAGCAACAGACAATGCAGCCGCCGTGAAAGCATTTTTCTGCTCAGCATGATCAGCTGGTGATATGCGATTTAGGTGCACTTCTGCTAGGTTACAGTGAAAGTTTTTACCTTCGATTTCGCCGCACTGCCCAACTAGCTGACCACCTGAAAGAATGAATGAATGAGTTATAGGAACAGTGCAGCAATAGACAGCGGGAGCAATGTGTGAAAATTCAACAGAGCTGATTACATTGCCCTTGTTTCGCACTTTGTTAATGGTTGACTTATTAGATGCACTTTTAAGCCTTTCAAATGTTACCAGCCTTGACAGCGCTATGGATCCAGATTGAGGAATTGTCAAACGATAGGTATCTTGTGCATTGCAAATACCACCGCGTTCACCCCAGTCCTTTACTCCGCCCTTGCGAACGGGACCAATCTTCCACTTGATTCCCATCCCGGTTAGCAAAATACCAAATCCCTCAAGAAATTTTCGCGACACTGATGTAAGTTGATATGCGAATCCATTTTTTGTATCCATAAATGTCCCATCAGCATCAAACAAACCAGCAATAAAATCAGCCTTTGCGCGATCTGTCCAGTTATACACTTCAACCGGAAATTCATGCTTATAGACAGAACACCATGGTAACAGCTTTTCCTCCATAGGAGTGTTCAACGCTCGCAAATATCCAGCATCCGTAAGGCCAAGAATATCACCAACACGACGACCATTCGCAGCTACAAGGTCTTGTACTCCAATTTCCACCTGAGATTCAATTAGGCGATTAACACACATGCGCTTAGGCTCGTAAACCTTGCAAATTGGTATACCAAGGTTTGCATCACTTGTCCCATCGCCAATAAGAAAGCCTTTTAGGTATGCTCCCTTGACTGAAACCGTTCCATGAACGCGCACATCGCTTGACGCAAGCTCCATTCCGGGCTTTAGATCTTCCAGCTTGACTCTTTTCCCGTTTTTAAGAATAAATTTGTGATACTCAGTAGCAGTAATTACCTGTCCAGAATGCAGCATTACATCAAAAACAGGCTGATCATTTCCGGTCACGCGAAAGTTATCAACTTTTACCCATTTTTGCCCATCATGAATTTCAACAGTCTTGCCCACAAGCGATTCAATAGGATAATGCCCATCACGCGTCATCACCATGGTGCCAGGCGCAAAGCAAGGATTGATACCATATCTCCCCATTCTATGCTCCAATTTTTTATCATCTTCCACGCAATCTGGATCCAATCTTTTAAGCATCTCAGCACCACTTTGCTTATGGTCGCAATAAGCTGAGATAAAATCACTCTGCAACTGCCGATCAGGCAAGATGTCTCGATTTGCACGCGCAATAGCTTCAGGAGCAAACATAATTGCACCTTCGCCTGATAGGAATTGCCTCCGCACAGAATCTACAATTTCTTCTTTTGTCGGATAATGATGATAAACTAAGGTATGATTCGCCATGCGCAAAGCATCACGCTCAGGATCAATGCGCCAATTACCATCTTCATCTTGCTGCCATAGGCTGTCTTTTGCTATACTTGCTTCAATATCATTTGCGCTGAATTGACGTATTCCGGCTGAGCGACGTACGTTACCGGCAACTACAACTAACGCCGCTTCATCTATAAGCAAACAACATTCAACTGATGTAAGCTTCCTACCTTGAGCTTTGTTAAAAATCGCAGCCATTTTAACAAACAAATCCTTTAGCCTCACTGGATTTGCTGTGCCGCCAAAACCTTTCAAAGGCTCACCAGATGGGCGGACTTTTGAAACATCAACTGTTACGCAAATTTCGGTGTTACCTGCCCCCCGGTACACATCAAAAGGATTGCTGGCCAGGTCAAACATTTTCCAATAGGCATCAACCCATCCCTTGCGGCTATCGCCAACTTCGATTGCTACAGCAGGAATCGACGCACTGCGACCAAGTCCCAAAACTGGCTCCAAAAACCAATTTTGCAGCGATTCATTAGTAGCATCAAGCTTAAACGTTGTATCAGGATCAGAAGGCTTGTCCCCAAATTCCCCAATAACTGTTACATTCAACCTATTCCGAATCACTGGCAACATATCAACCATGCGTGGTTCAATGATGGCACCAGTTCCACTACCCATCATCGCTAGATCCATCATCAGAGCAAATGCACGCCAATCAACTAGATCGGTTGATGTGCAATTATATGCACCGCTTACATTTTCTGGTTTTTCGATCCATTCTGTACCACCAACCCAAAGCCAGCGACCGGACGGCAATGCTTTTTGCTCCAGTTGCATCCTGCGCAGCAAGGCAACCTGGTCATCCGTGAGTCTGCCAACCTTCGCCAGCCCGCTCAGATTGCGATCTACAACCTGCTGCCAACTTTCACGACCGTGCGCACCCTTTCGACTGTAAGTGCGATAGAAGACTGGATTAGCAGCAGGTGCGGACGCTGGAAAATCAGACACAGTGCTTGAGTGATTTTGCTAATCCTAGCAGATCAAATTAAGCATTGTGATCAGACCCTGTAAGGGCAACGATTGTTCAAAAATTCTTTCCTGTCAATAGCAAAAAGATTTTGATGTTCTAATGAATGACCTTGCCTAAGTTGGCAATCAAGGCAATCTTGATGGAGCACTCTTTTCGTCAGTTCAAAACCAACACACTTTGAAACATCATTAAACGTTTTCCTTGGAGAGGATGACATTGGTGGCGATAATGATTGGAATGAGTGAGCAGTGAAGGGCCAGAATGAAAACTAGATCGGAGAGTGTCATTTTATGTCACAAAAGTTTTAAGCCAGCTATCGTTGCCTCTTCGCCCTTTGCGAACAAAAGTCGTCACCTGCCCTAGGCAAACCTTATCGGCAAAGTGATACCCGCTACATAATTGATCTAAGGATATGTTTGTTACTTCCACTTCTTTGTTGTTTGTATCAAGGTAAATAAAAGTTCCAAACTGTTTTGCCGCAATTTCAGAATAAAAGCCGTATTTGACAGAAGTGGTCATGATGATTCGAGCGAGGGAAATGATACAGGAAAAGCTCCGGCAGGCAGAAAGCTAAATATGATGAAGGCTAGGTCAGGAAATGTCATTTAATTCAGCTATCCAAAGTGTTTTCATTTCTTGTTGTTCTTCGGGTGTTGGATCTGGCAAGTAAACGATACCTTTTAACCCAGGATTGTAGCTGCCATCCCAAAAAGATGGCTCTTTAACGTGCTTGTGCAGCCACGGAGCAATTGCTTTGTTTGCAGCAGGAAGAGAATGAGTCATAATTGAAGGTAGACCCATTACCAAGCAAATATCCGTATAAATATCATCCATCTTAGTGTGCAATCTTTCGGTTGTCAGATTGCGAAGGCGCTGCGCTTCAAAAATCATGATGCAGAAGGGGTAGATGGTGCCAGAAAAGGATTGAGGCAATGCACGAGGCTAATCAAGAAGCAAACATCATCACAAATACATCATTGCGAAGATTGCCAACATGCTCACGCTGGAAAGAAGCATCTTGTGATTTGAACCAACGAACAAATGCCGCGATTCCATCTTCAATGCTGCTATAGCCACCAACTTTGATGCCAGTAGGTACAGCACCAACAAAAGAAAAACCAGTAGAAGACTTAATTAAATGAACCCCAAACGTGCCAACAGAAAGCAAAGGGGCGGTAGTAACCATGAATTAAGACGCAAGGAATGCCGAGCAGATTTTTCCGCCCGATGCACTGATCCTAAGGCACGCATCCTGCCAACAGCCAAGATCCGTAACAAACTGTCGCAATCACCTAAAACACAAAGGCTCACCCATATCAGCAGCAGCCTTGCATCCAATAATCAATTTTTTCACAATCGGAACATATCCTCCATTGTTTGCAATATGACCCTGACCAATTGAGTCCATTTTAATCATGGCCGGCAGCAATTCTTCCAGATCCTTTGCTAATGATGCACATAGCGATGGACTAATTTCACCCATGCTATCTGAATGTGACAAAAGCTCCCAAAGCCCAGGATGAGTACTTTTGCTAAACGCATCATCAATATACCAAATCTCAGGATCTAATGTTTGATCAGAATGAGGCGGCCAGCTACCGCCAGTAGCCTCACAAATGAACGCACGCAGCCGGTCGAACGCAACATAACCACCTGAAAAAACGTCGATAGAAAGATCAAGTCCCATGATTACAAGCTATTGCAAAAATCTTGAAATTCTTCAGCGCTTTTTGGGTGAGGAAGATGTGTCCATGCAATTACGTTGATTTTACAATCACTCTGTCTAAGGTAATCGTAAGTATACCAACACGATTTATCGTGTTCATACCAAACAGTAAAAGGAACTGGTCGCCAAACAGGATCGGACGTCACAGGACCCAAACATGAATAACTGATCCAATCATTTCCTTTTGCGTACCCAGTAACCGCTTCGCCGTCCTTAGGCTTATGATGCTTAGCGCTATAATAAACAACGCCATCAATAGTAATTGTATGTTCAAGATCATTGTTGTGCTCTTTAGTTGCAACCGGCATACCTTGTAATCTGTTTTTAACTTCTTGCAAGTGGCGCATCACGCGTTCAATTTTTCCTGTAAACAACTCTGCTCTGTCTTGCCGCCAATTTGAGCCATCACCAGCGAAGTCGCAAGCAACTGCGCTTTCTAGTGACTCAGGAAAACTTATATTAAACAAATCATCAAGCTCGCATATAGCATCGCTGACTTTTTCGGATCGCAATCTATCACTTTTCACTGATTCAATATCTTTGTCTTTTTCTGTAACTTGCTTACGCCGCATTTCAGCATTATTTTCTTGCGCCATAAGCATGTCGTGCAAATCAAACAAGCAATCAACAAATGGTGCGCCTGCGCCAAGATCACGAAGGTTTTGAAGGGCTTCCCAGCAAGAAAAATTAGGTTGGTTGGTCATGGTGTTTTGTATTGCGGTAGTGTTGATAAATTAAAAAATCACAATTCTTCCCATGTGCATCCACAAACAGAAGGGCATGTGACATCCATTATGATCTCTTTCGTATCCGTAATTGCCATTACATGGCGAGTTCCGTAATGCACATAAAGATTACTATGATTTTGTCGCTTTTTGCAATGATTAAATGCGACAGTTTTATCAGTAGTTCGTCCAATATATTTCGCGGGTCCTTTTCCATCACAGCTAGTGTCTTCATATAAAAGAAACCATGTAGGCTCCTTGGCTTTAGTGTCCTGATCAGAGTCATTCATTGAATTTCAACTCCAGAAGGAAGCGTAATCCTAACAGACGCCACGATTTGTCTTCACATTTCTTCATCTTTAATCCAAGCGGGCTTTTTGAAGTATATCAATGGGCTCAAACCATTTCCGTCACCAATCCATAGGCCATGAGACTTGCATAGGTCATCCATGGGGCCGCTGATGTGATAGCTGTCTGGTTTCATGATTGCAGCCATGCAACACGATCACTAATCACATTCTTGCACTTTTGTGTTACTAATTCTGCAGCGTCTAATCCGTTAATTCTCATGAATAAAGTCTTTCTTCGAGAAGAAGTTACATTGTTTGTATATGCATAATAATGCTCTTCGTATCCTTGATGCACACGTCTTAAAAATTCTTTTCCTTCAGCTTCAATTCGATCTAGCTGTTTATTCCTTATTCGCCGTAATGCTTCATCTACTGGAATATCAATCCAAAGGATTAGATCTGGCCTAAGGCCTGTGGACGCATAATAGTTTAGCATTTGAATATCGCACCGTGGCCATCCACGGCCATAACCTTGATACGCAACAGTTGAAGCGTTAAAGCGATCACACAATACCCAGTGACCATTATTTAGCGCTGGCATGATTACAGTTTCAACATGCTGCGCACGATCGGCCATATACAACAGCAACTCAGCTCTGGGGCACGGCTCTTTGCCAGCTTCTGGAGCCAACAACATGTTGCGCACACCTGCACCAAATGCCGTGCCGCCTGGCTCTTGAGTGGTGACTAGATTGGCGCCATCTAGCATCAGGCCACTCATGGGCAACCACTCAGCTAATGCCGTGAGCTGAGTGGTCTTACCACAGCCATCAATGCCTTCTAAGGCGATGAAAAATCCTTTCATTGGTTTGTGCTTTGTTGAAGAATATAAACATTATACGCTTCTGTGGCTAATCTTAATTTTTTTGCTAATTGCGAAAAACTTTCCAATGGCATTTTTTGTGCGCAAAAAATTGTAGCACAATGAGCCATTTTGTATACATGGCAGTTTAAATCGCTGCAATCAAGAGCTAGTATAAAGCTAGCATAATTCAGCAACTCTGCTTTCAACTCTGTAGCTACATCCGAAAAGCCATCAATTCCTACTGCAGTAATGTAACCATTCAATCCACGCCCGCCAACAAGACGCAGTGAAAGATCTGCGATGCGTCCAGCACAAAGCAGGACTTGTTCTTCATCATGATTCATGATTAAGCTTTTCAATTGGAACCGCGCCAAAATAATGCGCATTTAGTGCTTTTGCTATGTCGTTCATAGCTTTACGCACATCTTGCTGTGTTTTCCATTGCGTCCACGCAATGTCTTGCAGGTTGTTTTCTATCCCCTGTGGATAGCCTGCGTTCATGTTTGGTTCAGGAGTTTCTGGCACAACTTCATTGGCCAGAATCATGATTTTAATGGCTGGAGAAACATCAGGATCACTTAGGATCTCTGTGATCGCCATATCTTCATACGGCTTTTTATTTGTTCTATACTTACGAAGAAACTTGGCAGCATTACCAAATCCTTCGGACTCAAGAAAGTCAACAATTTGCGAAACAAGATTCATCACGCCACCATTGCAGTTGTGTTTTGAGCGGGAGCTTGCATCCTGGCCCCTTCCAATGCGCCAATAAGCGGCGCCACCGTGCAGGAGCCCAGTGACACCACGATCAGGGTAGTGATCAGCGTCGCCAAACGATGCGCCGATTCAACCGTAAAAGGACGAGTTGGCCTATCAAAAGGCCGGGCGGGTTGAGGAGCGGGGCGCACAGGGGTGCGGACTGGAGGAGGTTTGAGTGTGGCCATGGTCTTTCAAGTGGACTCTCTTACGATAAGGCTAACACAAATGAATGACTAGCCGCTTTAACAAATTGAAACATCAACATCCAGGAATGCTTTTCGGTCTATGACCATTTTTGTTAAATTTATCACGAACAAATGCGACAAGTGCAACCATAATCATTGGCAGCAGCACTATCGTGATTGCGATGTAAAAGCATTCTACCATCACACGCCATTCCGCTGTTCTGATGTTAGCGCAGGATGTGTTCTCCAATCGTGCATTTCGGCTTCGGATGGATCCGGCTGAGCTTCATCAGCCATTGCGATCAGCTCATGGCCAAGCTGGCGCATTTCTTCTGGTGTCAAGATTTCCACTGCAACTGAATTTCCATAATGCTCAGCTTGCACTGAAAAATTTTGTGTAGTGTTAAGCCACACTGAAAAAATGCCTTCCAAGCGATCAAGAATTGAATCAGGCATCACTCCGCCCCCTCTTCTTGCTTTGCTTTTTGAGCCAAATTAGCAATCTCTTGACTGAACTGCATTACTTGATCAATTGACAAAGTTTCGCTATAAAACTTTTCTCCCTTAAAAATAACAACAAAAACACCTGATTTTTTGATGTGTGTAAAAATAATTGAGTCTCGCAACCGATTAAGAATTAAGCCAGTCAAAACCAAACCTCAAAAGAAACAACCTTCACATCTTACTTCCTCTTCCCCTCCTTTGCTACTGGCTTCATATTTTGTTGCATTGTATAGAAATGTTGCAATAATGTTGCGACGGTCGATCACACGCTGGCGCGCAAGATCGGCCGGACTGGACGGCTCGTTATTGAGGCCAGGCTTGCTCCAGTCTGCCGGACTGGACGGCTCGTTATTGAGGCCAGGCTTGCTCCAGTCTGCCTGAAAGTAGCAGCAATCAAAGCAAAAATCTATGCCGTGTTTGTATTGCTGAGTGCAGCCGTGGCAGCCGCTATGAAAGTTGATCATGATGAGATGTAGTAAAGAATAGCGAAGGTCATCAAAAGAAACAACCTTCACATCTTACTTCCTCTTCCCCTCCTTTGCTACTGGCTTCATATTTTGTTGCATTGTATAGAAATGTTGCAATAATGTGTTTATGCCGATCGCATCACCCCACAGTGTTCGGCTACTGTTCCCGCAATTCACGGCCATGCTACCAAGTAAAGTATATTGCTTAATGCGCTCAGATAATCGCTTTGTAATACTTAATGCACGGTCATGCTGATTTTCCTCAACAGCTTTTCTATAGCGCTCTGCATCTTCTTGAATTGATTCCCTACATTCTCTAGCAAGCTCTAACGTAGCAAGTGCTTCATTGGCTAATTTTTGACCAATGCCTTGAAATTGACGTTGATAAATGTTAATTTCTTGCGTGTGACGACTAGGCCTTGCCGCTAGATCAACAATATCAGGCCTGATTATATCTTCATCAGGCGTCAAAACATTAACTTCCGGCACTGGCGATAACTTATCCATCTTCTGATCCATATTATCTATTTTATTAACTTTCTCTATGTAGTCATCATAAGCATCAACACGATCATTCCAATTGTATGTTTTTGCTTGAACATAAAGATTTTGTCTTGGGATTTTTAATATCGAAGACAGCTTACTTATGTTGCGTGATGGACCCATTTCTAGGTAAATTCTAAAGCGCCGATAGGCTTCTTTGCTTTCTTTATTGCGTGAGGAGTGACCACAGTTTATATCCCAAACATTACTTTTGGTTTCTTTTTTCATGCCACGTCATAAAATTTCTATGATTTTGGCACAAAATGAAACGATCTGCAAGCTGTATGGCATAAAAACCGAAATCCAAGGGGCAAAAATCGTCATGGGATCAGCTGCACAAAATCTTGAAACCCGTTGCGCTGCAAGCTTTTTGCCCTTGTCATGGGCTTGTGATGATGGCCATGGGGATCGAACCCATCTTCGGCGGCTTATGAGGCCACTGCATTCTCCAGATTGCTAGGCCACCAAAATGAGAGCAGGGGGACTTGAACCCCCACGATCGAAGTCACTGGAACCTAAACCCAGCGCGTCTACCAATTCCGCCATGCTCTCGTGATTACTATAGTTCATTACTTATTGATTAAGCCCAGCAATGAAAAGCAACAACAACTAAACCTGATGAAAACAAAATACAAATCAAGCATCGTCATCTTTTCGGTAAGGGTGGTTGAATCATCCAATGAGTCACGGTACAGCTAAGTTCAGGAAGAAGAGAAATCAACGGCTTTCCATTGTGTTCGTAAAAAGTATGCGCCGTAGTAACATGTTGACCACCTGTGCGTCCAAACCTACGAAACCCACCACCAGCACACTTATACACCACAAAAAGCCACTGATCAGGTGGCGGAAATTCTTTTGAGATCGGGATCCAGTCATCCTCAGTCGTCATAAACAGAACTCAGCGAAAGGTTTAGCAAAGCTGAAAGGAACAAAAGCCACCATAGTGCATCGTTAGAAGTGGCGGGGATTAAGTTTACAAAACTTTCCATTTCAAGATTTTTGATTATTGCATTGTGATTCTACGCGCAACTCAACAAACAAGGCATCCCAAACAGTAGCTTTTCGTCCTGTTGTAAATTTATTAAATGCGGATGCTTTATTGAAAGCACCAATTAAAGGAAGTGAAAATAAAATTAACAACACAAGAATTCCGGCAAGAATTTGAAGTCGGTTTAACATAAAAAAGATCAACTCAACCAAAACCATAGCATCACGGACAACGCCTTGCGCGACTTGTCACAAATTGTTACGTGCATCTCAAAAAGCTGCTAGAGTAAAAAGCCCACGGTTTGCGCCGTGGGCTTGGATGCTCCCGATTCAGTTTTGCCGACTGAAAGGAGCTTGCATGAAAACAGAACTAAGGTGATTCTACCATGAAACGATCAAAACCGTCGCCAGCCGACCACGGCAGTCTTCGCGACAGGTTGGCACGGTCGGCATTTGTGCAAGTGCCTCTGGACTTACTGACGGTCGCAAGGGACAAAAAGGGGCTGGTCTTCGTCTACGCATGGCTCTGGCATCACGCCGGCGCCACTGATACGGCGTTCCCAACGATCGCCACCCTTGAACAGGAATGCGGCATGAAGGGTGACGACATTCGCCGATCCTTGCGGTTCTTGGTGGATCAGGGATGGATCGAAAGGCACGAGAGGCCTGGCGCCGCAACGGTTTACCACGTCAGAGCGGAGCGCATTAGGCCACGGGTAGACCCCTCCCCCAAATGGGGTACCCCTCCCCCAAATGGGGGATCCCCCAAACGGGGTACCCCACCCCTCCCCCAAATGGGGGGGGACACTAACAAGAAGCCTTTAACAAGAACAAAACTTGAAAGCCAGAACCCCCCTTTGACACCCCCCCACGGCTCGGCGCAACCCCGCCGACCTGCGGTCAGCGACACACCGCCCGACCTGCCAAAAACCGCCCCTTCTCCCCAACCTGTGGAAAACCCTGTGGAAAACCTCGTTTTGAACACCTTCCTGATCAGCAACCCATCATTTCTGGAGCCACAAGCTCCTGAGAGGCCCCTGGAAGCCCCTGTAGGCGTTCAAAAGCAGCCTCAGCAGCCCATACCACCATGGGGGCAGCCAAGGCCCCTAGAAGGCCCTTCTGATGCTCCCGTCAAAAAGCGAGCCTCACAAGCCAGGACGACCGTTTTTTGCCCTAATAACGATGACGTTCCTGCGGCGCTTGGTCCGGTTTCTGAAAAAATTATAGCATTCTGGCAACACAAAGCAGGCAAAAAGACACCTCAAGCATGGGAGCTTTTGGTCACAGAACTAACAAAAATTAACGACTTTGTGAATGGTGGTTTAGATGCAGTATCAGAGCAATGTGACCTTGGAATAAAAGCAAAAATTAACGGCAAAGGTTGGATGTCTATTACTCTAAACAATTTTATCAAGATGGGCGGTGGATCACAACCTAAAGCACGCCAAAGATACGGCCGTCAAGATGTTTTAGAAAAAGCACACGAAGCTTCACAAATGGTAAAATTTCTTAAAGAACGCCAAAAGCGCGAGGAGGCTGAGTTTTTTGCTACGCTAGGTGGCGCGTTGCCTTCTTAAGGTGCTTTTTGATGGTCAAATTTTGCAACAATTTTCAATATGATAAGCGAAGAAGACTTCACAGGTTCAATCGCGTGCGCCCTAGAAATGCTGCCAATGATGCGGCAGTTATCTACGGTAACATTAGCGCAAATGTATATGCAATTGCCGGATAAGGTGATCAAGGAATTAAGTCCGGTTGTTTTGCAATATGCAATCAAACAACGAATGTTAGATCCTGATCCACCGGATAAGATAGCTTTTCACATGCAACTATTTAGATATGTTTATCCATTACAAAATGGCGCCGCTGTACTGAGTCGTGGCTTTAGAGATGACTTAAGAGAGCGAATATCCAATCCAGATATTTTTCATGATCCATCACCACAACGCGAGGAATTTATGGCCCCAAATCATGATGAATTTCGCCTTCCGCCTAGTGCATATTGGCATCCGAGCAAGATGACAACAGAGCAATGGCAAAGGCATTTTAGAACACTTCAAGTGCAAGTATCGCTTGTAAATGATAGTGTAATAGAGCCGATGACACTAGAGCAACTTTTGCAGGGCAAAAAATTCTATGAACAATCATTAGGCGGATTTTGGCTGCTTAATGTTGACACTGGTAAAGTTGCGCATAACTGGATTGCACGCAACAAAAAGCTAGCGCAAGAAATGCTAGAACAAGCTATTACGGAAAAGACAGGATTTTCCCAGGTTAATACAACAGAAGGAGATGAAGTGCCATGGTAAATTGGCTTAATGGCGATGATGTAAAACCCGTGCCAGAAGAGGGTTTGTATCTTGCAGGAGAAAAAGTCTTAAAACCTGTAATAAACATCATTCATGATGGCTACGGCATTGATCAGTCTTTTTCTGGCAGAAATAAGCTATTACGTGCAGCGGCAATAAATTACGCAAAAAATAAGAATTGGAAGCCATCCGCTAAATTTAATTCTGTTAGACCAATGATAGATACATTGTTAAGTCATCAGCTATGGGAAAGGATGGAAATTTTAGGCGCAATGATACATCTAATAATTCCACAACATGAAGCTGCTGTTACAATAGATATTGCAGCAAATTTAGGTAGCAAAGGACTGGGCTTGCTTGCGATTTGGCCTGATGGTGCCAGGATCCATCCAGAAGCGCCATGGGCGGAGCTAGGGGGCGCTGTAGCAACCCTGGCAGATCGTGGCGTGATGATTGATGTGTGCAGCGTGATTTGGGTTGGATCTGAAAAGATCCGTGTTGAATTACACAATGGTGACGAAGTGTTACAGACTTGGGTTGACGCGTTGAATTTGGCTAGGATGGCTTGGAAACACATGGCCACAGCTCCATGAGCATTTCTTCTGAGATTGTTTCGTTTGACTCAAGTTTTGAACAAACAATTGCATTTGGAAATACCTTACTTGACAAGGTAACAACATACAAATGGCGCCCGCTTGGCGACACTGGATCATTCAAGTGGATCCCAAAGGGATCTTTGTTTGTTGATAGGTCATATCAGCGTGATGTTGTTTCAAGCAAAATTTTAAGCATTGCAGCGGAATGGAACTGGGAATCATGCGGAGCGATTAGTGTTATGGAGCGACAGAATGGTAAATATGTAGTTGTTGACGGTCAAAATAGAACATTAGCGGCATGGAAAAGGTCGGATATTACTCATCTTCCTTGCATGATATTTGAATCACAAGGCATCCATCACGAAGCAACGGCATTTGTAGAAATAAATACAAATCGAAAAGCAGTGTCTGCTTACACTAAATTCAAAGCATTATTGATTGCTGGCGACAGTACGGCACGGCAAATTGCAGATGCTGCACAAGAAAATGGTTTTGTGATCAGGCCTGATACAGGGTCAACAAGAACTATAACTTGCATTGCCGCGTGCCAGCGAGTCTATAATCAAAATCCAGGTAAATTCAGGGAGATTTTTAAAGTTGCATGTGAATTGGCATCTCTTGATGATGTAAGTTTGCATCATATATTGCTTCTTGGCTTGGCTGTATTGAATCGAAAGATTGACGTTGGGCTGTCAGACGAAAGGTTGTATAAAAGATTAAAAGAAATTGGCGCAAGGGCGTTAGTCGGCGAGGCGCACAAGGCGTCCTACCGCGCAGGCAAGGGCGGTGAGAACATTTGGGCGGAAGGTATGCTAGATATTGTCAATCGTAAGCGCAATGTAAAGTTTACTTTTGGTACACAATTATGACGACGATATTTTTTGCTTTGATTTGTATTTGGTGTTTGTTTGCTGTTTTATTGTCGCTGATCAATCAATCACGAACAATCAAAAGCTTCGCAAAACCTGGCAAGCTAAACAAGCGCACGGTTAGACATATTGTTAAAAACATAACAAAACTTCGCAACAAAGCAAATGACCTTGTTTGATGATTTCATCGCTAAAAATGCACTACTGGAAGCCGATCTATGGCAAATCATAGAAGATCATGATTTGTTTGAAAAGCACGGATGGATAGAAGATTGCATGATGAGAGATTTTGCAGGCAAGCTAAAGAATGAATATCCTCAGTTCAAAGGCGATATTGTGCATATCATGAATAAACTGTATGTAGCCTGTTTAAAAAGTCTGGCGCTTAAAGGTAGAGAATACAACAAAGCAGCCAAAAGATTAGTGCTTGCTAATTTAACACTGAAGCAAGACAACGCAAGTCTTAAATCGCAATTGACGGCATTAACTGAAGAAAACAGTCGATTGCGGATGCGGCCTGAGCCTATAATATGGCTATAATGTTAAGATTAAAGCGCTGATCTTTATGCCTGAATCAATCACTTTTCAAGTGCGCGGAATGAATCCCATGCCGCAAGGCTCAAAGAAATATGTCGGCAAAGGTCATGATGGAAGAGCTGTTTTAATTGAAACATGCAAGCAGCTAAAGGAATGGCGTGATCTTGTAGCCAGCGTTGCAATAGATCTTGACGCACAAATGATAGAAGGTGCTGTATCAATGAGCGTTGTTTTTATGTTTCAAAGGCCTAAGTCACATTTCAACAAGAAAGGCTTAAGGTCTAATGCGCCTAAATACATGACAGCACGCCCAGATAGGGATAAGCTGTTGCGTGCCATAGGTGACGCTTTGACCGGTGTTCTTTATCGTGATGATAGCTATATTGTGGATGGCAACACAAGTAAGCGTTATTGCGTAGAGAACGAGCTGCCGGGGGTGTTGATTACGTTGATTCCATTAGAGCCGTTTTGATTGATTTGTGCTATTATTCTTTTGTCGCATCTTGCACTTTTGTCCTTTGCTTTAGCAACTATGAGCATTTCACCTGACTTTATCATCGCTTGCGCATGTCTTGTCATCGTGCCACCTATTCTTGTGATTAGACAAATAAAGTACGACAAAGAGGCTGCGGAGAGAAAGAAAAAATTTAATGAAGACATGGCTGCAATTATTGAGTCAAATGATACCGATTTGGCTATTTCAAGAATGCAATCAGCAGTAACAACAGAGACAGAATTAAGGCAGAAAATAGAATCGCAGAACAAAAAGATCTCCTCACAGAACAAAAAACTCTCCTTATTGCTGCAATCAATGAAGCAAGAGAGGGAAGAGAGGAGGCAGAAAGGCGAGCAGAGAGAGCAGAGGCTCTCCTTGGCCGTATCGCGGATGGAATCTCAGCTGCAGCGTCCTGATCAAGTTTTGTAACAACGCGTTTCACCTGTCGCCGCATTGCTTATGATGCAACTATTGGAAGCACTGAGTTTCCACAAAAGTATTATGGCTTACGCGATTAGGTACAAGATCAACGCCGACAAGTTTGATACTCTTGCGCAACATTATTTTTTTCTTGCTTATCAAGAATCAGGCTTGAAATCTCAGGTAAGTGCAGATATTTCTATAAATACCGTGCTTAGTTACTGTAGTTCATTTTTTGCTAGTAATAACGACGGAATGAATGTTGTTCGTGGATATCACTGTGATTGCATTGCAGATCACATGATAGGACTTAGAATTGAGCTTAATATTGACCAATCTATTGTTTCCGTGTTTGAGTTTAAACCAAGACCCGACCACCAAGCATGGTCAACCGGTCAATTCAAAACATTTAATGCACTGCTTAGGAATTCCGCCATAAATGCTAAGGTTGGATTGATGCCCGTGCAATCATGACACCAGATTAAATCACTGAACTCGCTGATTCACAAAAATGAGCACTGATTACTGCTTTCTCAAATAAAAAAGGGGGCAATTACGCCCCCTTTTTTATTTAACTTGCGTCTGATATTGAAACGATGCCTGTTCCCTTGCATCGTGAACACGTCTCATATCGAGTGCCATTGTCTTTGCTCCATCCAGCAATCGTCTGGCCCGATCCTTTGCAATCCCAGCACTTGCCAGTGTTTGATTCGTGGGCGGCTGCATGGGCTTCAAGCTCAGCTCTTGTAACTATGACCTTGGATTCCGGGCCGGCAAATTTTGGCCTACCTTTGCGTGGCCCTGAGCGATAGGTGCCGGTTGGAACTGATCCTGTGACGATTGAATCATCACCAACTTTTTCCCATCCAAACGCTTTCCAGCCTAAAATACTAGATTTAGACTCAGCAAAATTCATGACGTCGCTGATGGTGAAATTGTAATTCATTGTTGTATTTTGAAAGCGGTTGAAAAGTGTCGCCTTCTATTGCAAAGCGTAGCTTGGTTAGGCAGTTATTCCGCTGATTGGTTACATAACGAAACAATTCCTATGGCGCCAACCGTGCCTTATGCAGCCTGGCCTGTTCATACCATTCCGCAATCTGCGGCACCCAAGCCTTAAAGTGCGGCCACATTAAGTCACATAGCTGACGGATCTCTAGCTGAGCATCAAGCTTTGCGCGTAGGTCTAGGAAGTGCATAAATGACCTTGCGTTAAAGCTGACTACAAAATGTTGCCTATAATCAAAAGGAAGGATTCCGCGTGCGTGTTCTTCAGCAAAACCTTGCGACAGAAGATCGCGATAGCGTTCAGCGGCAAATTTGCAAAGCCAAAGATCTTTTGCGCGATGATTACTGGTGTATTCATATTTTTTGCCTTGACGGTCGGTATAATGACCTAATGGACGCAAGTAGAATACTTCTTCAAGAGGCAATTCACCGTTGGCGGCTTTGCAAATGCGATCACCGGTATAGCGCATTGACTGACAATCCATACTCACGCCTACTCTGTGTGTCCGAGCTTGTTGCATCACGGAGTGCGGAAAGTGTCCGCAGTTAAGGATAATTTGTGGATGTTCTAAACAGTTTCCAGAAATAAATGGCTTATTGTTTCGCCTTACGAGTAAAGCGCCTGTGGAAATAGTTGCACAGTAAACATACCCTTGATAATTTATTAACTGCTCTGATCCACGGGTTCTTCCTTTTTGATTAACTTCGCTTCTGGCGTATGGCTCGCGTGATGAAATATATATCCTCCAGCAAGGAGCATGATTTTCATGCCCAACTCCTTCGTTTGGATTATTTAAAGAAAAAGACGCAAGCTTATCATTAAGATGAAAAGCGGCTTGCAAAATATCAAGAGATTTTTTTTCTTTTGAATCAAAACACCATGTATCATTTGATAGTGTCCCATCGCTGTTTTTTAATCCATCTGCAAAAGCATCAAAAAGACCGCTAGGTAAATGCATGATAAATGAAGGTATCGCCTTACCGTTTTCATGAGTAAAGTATTTATGCACCCATTGAGACACTTCTTTTTCTCTTAACGTGAATCTATCAGACTGCATTTGATCAATATGAAAGCCTAGACTTTTGAGATAAGCTATTTTTCTCGCCCTTCTGAGGCGAAAGCGAAGACATCCTGGATTTATATTGTTAGACCTGCATCCGTCACCATAGAAAAACCCTGCAAGCTTAAACAATGAAACCAAGTCAACTCCGCTTGGGCAATGCGAAGGAACATGTCGTGTTTTTAGTTTACCAGCAAGCCTATAGCGAACAGCCCTGCCCGCCACCTCACTGGCGGAAGCAAAAAACGGCTCAGTCCAATTGTTTCCTTGTTTTTTTGTAGTTATTACCATACGGTGATCAAGTGTTACTAATATATCTAGCTTTTGACTAACAAGACTATAAAGCTTGTCGCCCGCATTAAGTTGTACTTTTTGAAGCGCTGTAGGTTTTTCAAATGAAATTAGATTAGTATGAATATCGACTGCTGCAAGCATAGATGACGCGGTAACACTAGGCCAATCGAGCCAACCCTCAGAAGTTAAAACTTCAGTATCACTTGAATAGCACCCATAGTGCCCACGTTCTCCTTTCAATAGTCTATTTACACAGATCTCCCCAGCTTTAGTTTCATCCGGCCATTTATCACGCTCATCATACACAAAACCTTCACTGTAATCCTGATGCATTGCAGCGTACATGCATTGCTGAGGATTAGGCGTTTGCGCGATGACTTCAACGCGAAAAAGTGGATCCATACTGGAAGTGATAATGTTTGTGGGACGAAAGCGCCAGTCGTGCGACCCGCAGTGGACCGCGAGGAGTCGAACCTCTCATTCGCCGGCCTAGGGCGACCGTCGGGGATTCGCACTCCGTCCCACCACTTCATTATATCACGCCTATTGAGGCTTAGCTTCAGAATGCACCAGATTACCGTACGCGGTCACTGCTGCTCTAAGCCCAGCCATGTCTTCATCTATTTCTTTTCTTGTAATATGCGTCCCATTTGCAACACGCCAAGCGGCGCCATAAAGATTGCGCGAAACCTTCTTAAATTCACGCAAAAACTTTTCATCCATAAACTATGATGTGATCTTTGCGGAAGTGTAGCACAGTGATACGGTTATCGAGGTTTGTGACGGTTTACAACAGAAGTGAGTGGTTGGGGTGTGCGGTGGGTATGGTGTGTCCATCGGGAGGCCAACGGGCCTCCTCCGGGGCTCAGCCCCTGGCCCGCAGGGAGCCTGCCAAGCAGTCGGCAATCTCTGCACACCATTTTCCCTTGCGTTTTGATCATGTTCGCCCTGCTACTTTTCACTCATGACGGTTGGACCGACCCCCTTGGTAATGGCGTTAACGCTGATGCCATTGTCTATCGAGTTGCCGTTAACGAATGGCCCACGGTTGAGGATGCTGAGGTCGTAGCGCGAGAGTTGCGTGAATGTGGCATCGGCACCAATCCCGGAGAGGAATGGCGCGTTGTGCCCATTGAAGACATTGACAACTACACCCTTGTTGCCTGAGTAGCGCACCACATCCCATCATCCACACCTCGCCACAGACCCATGACCATTTTGCTTAATTTTCTTGCAGTTGTAGGCGCACTGGCTATTTTTGCCGTGGTCTATTGGTTATACTTTGTGATTAGCTTGGGTCTTTACCTTACCCAAGATCAACGCGTTGCAGAGAAAGAAAAGCGCAAAGGCACTTATCCTGAATACAACCGAAACCGGCGCTAATTTAATCTCCAACTCTTAACCACACTCATTAACCATTTTCGCCATGCTTTACGTAATGAATACAACCGTTATCCCTTCAGGATGTGACGGCATCTGGGAAGCGATTGCTATCCACTTGGAATCGGCAAAGCTCAATCTTCAAGAGTTCGAGTGGGAGTCTGCTGTTGGTCATCATTCTACAGCGGCCCTTATGGGCGGGCTTTTGGGAAGAACGATTCCCGTCTCCCGCATTCAAGTGATCCCTAAGCCGGGAGACCGCCTTCTCTGTTTTAAGCTGAAAGACAGAACTCCCGAAGGAGTAATTTTATCGAAGGAAGAAATAGAAAAAATTGGATATGAGTGGGTCTTGTTGCTATATCATGGCACGGTGGGTCGAGCGCTGGACCATCAATTTGAGCAGGCCAATGCTTTCACTCAAAGGTGCTGGCAAAGAATCTAGTATAATCATTTACGCTTCGCCGGGGGCCTTCTCGCATTACCTTCGCTCCACCACCTACCGCTCATGAGTAACACTACCACCCGCTTGCCATTGACCACCTGCAACACCTGCAACAACACCATCCCGGATCCAGCCGAGGAATGGCCCGACGACAATGGCGCCATCATCTGCCAGGAGTGCTGGGAGGCTAAGTCTTCCCGGGAGTGGTGGGCGGCGGTGGGAGGGGCAACCATGCTCGCCCTAAGCGTCCGCAACCCGCACCAGGTTCGCCGCCTTCATTGCAGGGTTAGACCACACACCACAAAACCCGGAGAACCACATGACGGATTTTGAGACGCAAGTGAAGACCGCCGCCGAAAAGGCGGTGCTGAATTTCATCAGTGAGCTGACCGAGCGCATGGTGAACCACATGGCAGCGGAACTGGCGACAGATATCAAGCAGATTCTGGCCGTGAAGGAGCGCCGGGAAATGCTGCGGGGGCTGGCGCGGGATCACATGGAAGCCGTGATGAAGGCTGGCCCTGCGCTTGAGCCAGTCAGAAAGGGCAATAGGTCAATCCTGAAGAGCAGTCCTTTCTACAACGAGGATGGCGAATGCTGGTGCTTTGAGAGTGCTGACGGGGAGCGGGATGTCCCAGCTTCCTGGCACTTACGCGTGCCATACCACGCTGATAAGTATTTTCTGCCGCATTATCATTTCCCAGTGCCAGGCAACCATTCTCCTGACGCCACGAAAAGGGCTGAGCTGGAGGGGCAACCATGCTCGCCCTAAGCATCCGCCAACCATGGGCGTGGATGATCATCTACGGTGGCAAGAACGTCGAAAACCGCGATTGGCCCACCACGGTGCGCGGTCGAATTCTAATTCATGCGGCAAAAACAATGACCCCAACGGAGTGGACCCACGCATGGGACCTTGCTCAAGGCGCTGGCGCAGGCCTCAAGGGCATGGAAGCCGGTGTCACCCGCGAAAACATCCAACGCGGGGGAATAATTGGAAGCGTTGAGATTTACGATTGCGTTACTACATCTTGCAGCGAGTGGTTCATAGGCAGCTATGGTTTTCTCTTGAGAAAACCAAGGCCACTGCCGTTTACGCCATGGCGCGGTCAACTGGGATTCTTTGATGTGCCAGTGGGGGGGTTGCCGGCTGAGACCAGGGAAGCGCTGCTTGAGGTGTCATGACCCCACTCGACTGGTTTGCCGCTGGAATGTGCTCGGTAATCATGGCCCAGCTGCTTGGAATGCTGGCCCTGGCCTGGCGCCGGGAGCAGCGCCGGGAGCACTGGTACCGCAATTTCTTGCGCCGCCAGGACATCAGCCGCAGGCGCCGCGCCTTCGGCGCCAGGGAGCGTCAGCGCAATTGCGACAGATTGTGACAACACCATCCGCCTCAAAGCCTCCTGCGCATAGGATAAGGGAGTCAGGCGGACAAAGCCTGACATAAACCCTGCTTCCACTGTCATGGCTCACAACTTTCACTCTGGCATCATGATGAACGGCAAACGTGCCTGGCACAGCCTCGGCGAAGTCATCGAAGGCACGTTGCCGGCTCGCGAGGCCTTCACTCGTGCTGGCGCATTGTTTGAAGTCGAAAAGCGCCCGCTGTTTGTCAAAAATGAAGACGACTATCAGCAAATTGATCAACGCGTTGCTGTTTGTCGCTCTGATAATGGTGTTGTTCTTGGCACCGTTTCTCCGCAGTACGAATTGATCCAGAACGAAATTTTATGTCAACTCGCAGAAATGCTTCGTGATGACATTATCATGGATACGGTTGTTGTGCTCAAGAAAGGTGCCAAAGTTGCATTTACAGGTAAGATTCTTGGTACTGATGCAAGTATCGTTGAAGGTGATAAAATCCATCGTAATTTTGTCGGCTATCTTGGCCATGATGGCATGACAAGTTTTGGAGGTATTTATACAGACATTCGTGTTGTCTGTATGAATACTCTAGGTTTTGCCCAAAAAGATGGCGCCCGCACAGGTAAACAATTTTCAATCAATCATACTAAAATCGGCATTGCGCAGATTGATGAAATTCTGAAAAATATAGACGTTGCCCGCCAAACATTTGGAAAGCACGTTGAAGAGTACAAGCGCATGGCAGAAACGCCTATGGATTTTGAAGGTTACAAGATCTGGCTTGGTCATCTCTACAACATGCCTTCTGTGACAACCCCTGAAGGCATTCGCCACGGCACAATTGAAGATTCCCCTCGGAAATGGGAGAAACTTCGTAACGCCTACGTTGGCGGATATGGTGCGCATATTGATGGCGTGTCAGGCACCGTTTGGGGCGGCTACAATGCTGTTACAGAGGTGGAGACAAGCCTGCGTGATGGCACACTTTCCACGCGGTTTCAGTCCGCCACCTGGGGCCAAGGATCCCGCGTGGTAGATCGAGCCAGGGAAAGCGCCCTCCAACTTTGTGGAGTGAACTAAAGACTTTATGGCCAGCCGGGAGCCTATCCCGGCAATCACATCAAAACATCTTTTATGCTCGACACAATCACTCGCGACTGGTTTGATCAACAGCAAGACCGTCAAGAATTAACAGAAACCGTCTCTTGCCTTAGCAGCTTTATTGCGCAACATTCAGCGCTAAGTGATTTACAAGCTCAACGATTGGCACTAGCCATTCTTGAGAATGGCCCTGAATCAGGCGTTGTCTCTGCCGCAAGGGCTACTAGGTTGCTAGAATGTGCTGATAGCAATCTGTAACTTACCGGGAGCCTATCCCAACATCTGTTCATTTATTTATTCAATCACCACCATGAAATTCAACGTGTTCGTCCCTTGCACTGCGTCTATCTGCGTAACAGTAGACGCAGAAAGCGAAGAAGAAGCTAAGCAACTGGCTCTTGATGCATCATGGGGAATTAAAGTAGATACAAAAGGATGTGACAATACTGTAAATGTGGAAATTCATGAATTTGAAGCGCACACACAGATCACAAGAGGAAACACCTTTTGTGGTGTGCAAAATGAAATTGAAGTCTGCGAGGCTGAGTAATGAAAAATAGGAATTTTGAAGATCTTAAAATTGGTGATATTGTTGCTTGTACCGACCATGGTTATGACAAAATGTCTTTACTTAAGGTCATAAAAGTAACAAAGACAACTTTTACTGCTGGAAAAACTGTATTTAATAAATCCAGTGGTGATGCAAGAGGAAGAAGCAGTGAATGGATCTACCCAAGAACATGGATTCCAACAGAAGAAGAAAAACAAGAAATTGCAAATAGTATAAAAACAAAAAAACTAAAGACGCAAGCTCGATTTTTGTTGCAGCAAGTTAGTAATGCAGTTGAGCAACTCTCAGATAATGAGTTAGTGCCACTTATTCAAGAGCTTTATCTATACTTAGATAAAAAAAGCTGAGTAACCTCAGCTTTGAAAAGGCATCTTAAAACTTGCAAGCGTCATTCAATATCATCTTCGTCTTCATTCATGCCGTCATCGTCTTCCTCGCCAACACTAAGCAATTGCTCAGCATTTGCATAAATTGTTGACAGGAATGTCAAGGCGCACGCTTCTTCTGTTGAAGTGTCTTCATCAATCATGTCTTCATGACTGGTGGCAAGCATTCGCAGAATTGTTTGCGCGAGGCGATGATATTCGCCAATGGAAAATCCTGCTTCCTCCAATTGAGCCAGCGCGTCAGATACGCGATCGTCGGTAGTGTCTGCTGTGGGTTGGGAGTCGATCATGGCCAGTTTGTATCGGCATGAGCAGTCTAGGCCATCACTGGGGGCTTTGTGACAGATTGCGACGGGATTCAGGAGTTCAAGGTCAAGAGCGATAGGATCAACTCACTGGGGGCAGGGATGTCCCCTTATTTCCTCATCTGGTTTATGACCACTCTTCCGACAATCCACCTTAATGGAACCAGCGCTGATAATTTGTTTGAAGAGTATCGCGCAGTGCGCAAGGCAGTCAACGCTGCTCGTGAGCTTTTGGTTGCGGCAACTTGCAATCAACGGGATTTTTATCCCCAAGGTTCCGACACATGGCAGCAGGCTCGTATTGAGCGCGATGAAGCGCTGCGAATGCTGCAGCGGGTGTCCGAGTACGCTGAGGCATGGGAAGAGCGTGCAAGTGATCATCGCCACGCCAGTTCTTAGGATAATCTCCTGGCGTGACACGTTGCAAATGCTCCGGTTTGACCGGAACATTTGTGACAGATTGCGACGGGTTGATATTGCACGCTGGCCTTGCGCCTTATGATGAGCGCATCGGAGGCAGAGATGCTTCCTCAACCCCCTCTAAACCATGTCTCAACACGCAACAGCAGAAGATTTTGCAAAATGGATGGAAAAGGCAAAATCTATGACAGATTATGCGTTGATTTATAGCGCTCGTGATGCTTTTCAATCCGCAAGAAATTTTGACAAGATTGATTCTGTTGTTGCCGGTCGTTATACAGACGAAGGTTGCACTTATAGCCAAGAGTTGTCTAGGCGGCGTGCGTCATGTCGTGGCTAACAAAATTGCCCCGGTCAAACCGGGGCTTTTTTGTGCCTTGATCTAATTACAACAGATTGTTACAGATCCAAGCCATCGCCAGGCAGTGTGATCTATGATTGGCACATGAGGCGGCAGAGAAAGCCTCAAGCCGGCGAGGCCCTGAGATGGCCCCGGCAATCATCCACCCACACCCCTTTTTCACCATGAAACCGTCTGATTTTTCTTCCAGCAACATCGGCCGCAACATTCAAGTTGCCGCCCGCGTCATCACTCCATTGATTGCGCTGGCGATCACTACTGCTGAGCTGACCTACTGGCTCGGACGCGAGCTTAGGCTTGCGCTTGACGAGCGCAACGATCAGCTCGCGGCATGGTGGGTCGCAGTCTTGGGTCTCTCACTTGCCCCTGCCCCGGCGCCAGCCACCATCTCAGCTATCATTCCTGCCATCACTCCTGAGCCTATCGTGATCACTCCCACCCGCAAGCCTCGCACGAAAAAAGCTGCTGTTGCTGCCCCGCCCGCTCCCCCCGCTGCGCCGGCGCCGAAGCGCCCACGTCCCGCCAAGCGAGCACGTAAGACCGCGTTGGAGGCTGTAGCGGCCTAGTGCCGCAACCAACGATCCTGTGATCTCCTAATTTGAAATAGATTAGGAGATCACTAGAGATCATCAGTAAGTTTGCATCTTGGAAATTTTGTTAAACCCATTTTGATTGTTCTTCAATGAAAACATCAGATAGAGTTGATCAACTGGCTGTAATGCCAGTAAATCAAACACCTGAAAAAGCGCGACAACTCGCCATCTTTTTATCAAAGAAATATGGCTTTTGTGGTGATCTGCTTATGTCAGCTTACGAAGCCTATGCAATCGTAATAGAAAACACGGAGGGCGGGCATTGCGACGAGGAATCGCGTCGCTTCCTGGAATCCTTAGATCAGTGTTGATGTTTTACACAAGGGAAGATTACTCGCTTGCAACATCGCGGCAACCGCGCATTCTAGGCCGCATGAAAGTTAAAAAAAATAGCTTTCATGATACGCTTTTAAGGCAAGCTTCAAGGTACTGGCTAGGATCCGTTCACACAGCTTATCCTAACAGCAGTGATCCGACCTTAGGTGATTTGCGTAAAGCTTGCTCGCTACATGGTTTTGCGTTTAAGGATAACAGTGATTTATATTATTTTAGCGATTATGTATATGGAGCGGGATCCGTTTCTCCACACAAAGATTCAGGCTTTGGTTTTGCAGTGGGAGTGCTTGTTGCAACACGACCACTCTCTAAGTCGTTAGAAAGTGATGGCGAGGAATGTTTTCTCTTTACAAAAGGCAAGATCCTGTCAATCACGGTGGGAGAAGTTTTTTTATTTGATAGTGATGCTGAGCACGCTTGGATGGCTAATTGCAGGTGGCTGATTGCGACGCAATCGGTTAAATTAAAGAGAGTCCGTTAATGAACTACGTCAAGTTAAGCCACTCTATAAGTCGCAAGCCGCGCATTCTTGGCGATTTGTTAATAGATCAAACAAGTCAACATAGAGATTTTTTAAGAAGGTCAACCAAGTGCGATTCATTGGGCAGTGTAAATACTGCAGAAATTGAAAAAAATGATCCAATTCTGATTAGTTTGCAAAAAGCGTGCGAGTTGCATGGTTTTGTAGTCAACAGCATTAGCCGCAATGGTTATTTAACTTGCGATTACACTTTCGGAGCTGGATCAGTAATGTTACATAAAGATGTTGACATGGGTTTAACTGTAAATGTTCTTGTTGCATTGCAAAGTTTTTCCAGATCTCTTAATTGTTTTGATGATAGCTGTCAATTGATTGCACAAGGAAGATCAATAGATATTAAAGTAGGACATGTTTTTGTGTTTAACGGTAATTTTGATCATGCTTGGATAGCAAATTACAGGTGGCTGATTGCGTCGCAATCGGTTAAGCTGAGGAGGAATCGCTGATGGCACGCTTAATGGCTTTTTTATTGCATTGGGTGATGCAAGTTTTTAGCAAAAAATTATCACCTGTTAACCCAGCTAACGCTAAAGATTGTTGTTTTGTCTCAGGAATATGGTATTATCCTGCTGTTGCTGGTAGTGGCGGCTTTATGCTTAACAATCCGCCGTTTTCTTCAAGGGGCAACAACACTAAAAAGGATGATGATAATGAAAAGATATTTATTTCTATTGCTGAAATAGCTACTGCCTGGTGGCCTTTTGAAATAGTGGAGGATACCACGGCTTATCTTTATCCAGGAGATAGACTGCGCCAAGGCAACATTGGCCGTCTGTGTTGGTCCAACTCAGATAACGAGACATGGGGTCAGCTTTGGTGGGAGGACTGAGTGTTCAACCCTGATTTTTATCCTACGCCGCCCGAAGTGGCTGCCACCATGCTAGATCCACTAGACCTGCGTGGTCGGGTGGTGGTAGAACCCTCGGCTGGTAGTGGCAACCTGGTGCGTGCAGCACTAGAAAGGGAAGCCACGGAAGTGCTTGCAGTGGAAGTTGAGCCCAAGTTGCGAGCTATTTTGGCTAGCATTTCTGGCTGCATGTTAATCGGCAGTGATTGGCTTTCTGTTGCCGCAGAACAGATTGCTCACGCAGATGTAATTGTAATGAATCCACCTTTCTCAGCGGATGAACATCACATTTTGCACGCATGGAAGATTGCACCGCCAGGATGTAACATTGTAAGTCTATGTAATTGGAGTACTGTTGATAACAGTCGTTATGGTTTTCGTGCTAGTCGAGAGCTGCGCACGCTAATTGATTCCTATGGAGGAAGGCTAAATCTTGGCTCTGTGTTTGAAGATGCTGAGCGCACAACTGATTGCGAGATTGGATTGGTGCGACTTACCAAGCCAGGCAGTAGGCCCGATGTAGACGAATTTAGCGGTTTTTTTCTTGGCCCGGATGATATTGAAGCCCAAGGCGAAGGAATCATTCCTTATCGTCGATCTCGTGATTTGGTAAATCGTTACATTGAGGCGTGTCGTATTTTTGATGAGCAGCTAGAGGCAGGTGTGCGATTGCAAGCCACCTTAAATGGTATTTACAAAGGCGATCTGGGCATTCAAATTACCATGGAAAGATGCACGCCTACGCGCTCACAGTTTCGCAAAGAATTGCAAAAAGATTTTTGGGCATCTGTGATTGCAGAAATGCTTCCTCGTGATATGGCCACCAGTCAGCTGCAAGGTGATATTAACATATTCGTGGAGCAACAAAGTCAAGTGCCATTCACAGAGCGAAACTTGTTCCGAATGCTGCAAATTATTGCGGGCACAACAGAACAGCGAATGGACCGCGCGATTGAAGCGGTGTTTGATGCGTTTACTAAGTACACCCACGAAAACAGGTGGAACGTGGATGGATGGAAAACGAATGAGCAATACCTGTTTGGCCAAAAGTTCATTGTGCCCTATGCAGCGAAACCTTGCTTTCCGGCTGGTCTTACATTTGACCGCTGGAGTGACAGGGGAAGGCAGGTTGATGATCTAATTAAAGCACTTTGCTATGTCACAGGCAAAAAATATGAAGAAGTCGAAAAACCTGAATTCGGGTTTGATCGCCTTGGATCTGGCGCATGGCATGAGTGGGGATTCTTTGAGTTTTGCCTTTACAAAAAGGGCACCGCTCACTTTAGGTTTCGTGATCTTGAAGATTGGGCAAAGTTAAATGCTAGGGTGGCAAAAATTAAAGGATTAACACTACCTGAAAAGATAAAACCACAGAAAAAACGTCAAAATCAAGCCAAATAGCGCCGCAACTTAAAACTTTTTAAGTTAAGCTGATTGTTGCCACAAAAAGCAATGATCAGCTTAGATCTATGGTGCTTTGTAGAGGAACTGCTGCCACTCTTAAAAGAAATAGAGCGAATTGAAGCCATGGCCGCAGAAGACTCGGATCAGCAATGCTTATCAGATATAGATGGCGCCAAACAATAGCACTATGGCACGGCAAGCACTATAATTCTATGGCCTGCTCCCACTTTTTTATGAGCGCACTGACTGGATCTGAACTGCTGGCCAAGGTCAAACAACTTGAGGCCGAAGGCTGCGGCAAGAACGAACTTGCTCGACAGACTGGCTATGTCTCCATCAAAAAGGATGGCAGTGAGAAGATCGACCGATCTGCCTTTTTTGAAGCCCTATTGGCGGCAAAAGGCGTTATTTTGGAGGGATCTGGATCGCCAGGGCGAAAGCTGACATTCCGAACCAGGGTGCAGTTTAACGGCAACTTGATGATTGGCTCTGCCTATACTAAGCAGGCAGGCTTTAATCCTGGTGATGAGTTTCAGATCGGCGTAAATCGAAAGGGGTTTACATTGAAGCCGACACAACCTTCCGGTCAATGCCCTGATGGTGCATGTTCAACGAGTGAAGATCAGCCGGATTTTCCTGATGATGATGAAGACGTCGCTCTCACGAATGGTGTGGATTCCGAAACCACGCCATTGGAAGAAGTTGAATCCTGATACCTTATCGGTAGAGAACAGATCACTGGGGGCATGGCCCCCTTTTTTATTGGTTAAGCATTGTTAAGACATTGCCATTACAATGGTCACGTTAGGTAGAGTAAGATTACCCGAAAGGGCCCGCACGATCCGTCTTTATGAATTCAGCAATCACACCAAGAAAGTCTTCTGCGCTAGAAATTCCGGAAAATACGCTAATTGGCTTGCAGTCTGCTGCTAATTCTGCTATTTCTGTTTATGCAGAAGCTGAAAAAGGCAGCATTGTTGCAGCTATTCAGGCTGCAGCCGCTATGAACGCATTGCGGCAATACTTTGATGATCCAGGAATTAAAGACGCTATAATTGCACTACGGGATACTCCGTTAGGATTTAGGACGGACAAAGATCCGGCAATAAAAAAGAAAAATAGAGACGGTAGTTATGTCCCAAACACTGCTTACCCTTATGAAGTCGTAAAAGAGGCGGCTATTGAAGCGCTGCTTCGCGGGTTGCAGCTGGTCGGGAATCAATTTAATATCATTGCCGGAAGGTGTTATTGCACCAAAGAAGGCTTTGAGCATCTAATCAGAATGGCCCCAATTGCTGATTTGCAGATCAGGATAGGGGTGCCCACAATAGCGCAAAATAACGCTGTTGTCGAATGTTCAGCAACATGGAATCAAGGTGGAAAAATTCGCGAGTTTAGCGCGACGATTCCGGTTAAGGCCGATTCATACAGCACGGCAGATCAGTTGATTGGCAAGGCCACGAGAAAGTTTTTGTCTCGCTGTTATCAGCAAATGACCGGCAAGGTCATTTCGGATGGGGACTCGTCTGAACCTCAGTCTCAACCCATTACGGGCTCAACGCCTCCGCTGACGCCCCTCATGGCTCAGGTGGATCCTGCCGGAACCTATCAGCGGGCTCAATCCGCATCCCCTGGCGCCACTCAGGAGACCGCTACCCTGTCTGAAGAACAACGCACGCGATTAGACGCGGCTATGAGCAAGCAACTGTCAGGTCTTGGCGCTCGCGCGTTCGAGGCGGATGTATGCGCGTGTTTTGGGGTGGAACGCCTGGATGATCTACCAGCCGATCAGTTTAAGGCGGTGATTAGCGGCCTTGCTAATTCAGTGTCGGTAGAGCGCTGGAATAACGGATGCGCGTCTGGATCTGGTGAGCAGATCTTAAGCCATGAAGAGATCGCCGATCTTCAGCCTCAAGCTGAATCCAATGATGATGAAGTTCAAGGAGAACTTGTTTGATGGCGCTTCAAATTATTCCACTGAAGGATCTTCAGGTTACTCATGAAGTACAGGAGTTCATCATGGCACAAGTTGCGCTTATGATGGACCCGGAAGTGCCCGAGTCTAATGTCAAAAACCTCGCCGCTTGGCGAGAGGCGATTTATTTAGGAATGTGCTATGGCTATCAGCTTGCCGTGTCCGATTTTAGCGGCAGTTTCAAGCCTGACGATCCCGATGGAGGCTAAAACAGTGATCCTACTCCTCCTGATCACGGGAGGAGGATTTGGATTTGTGGCCGGATATTTTTTCCGGCCTTCATTAGATGAGCGCAGGTATGCTTATCGCTTTAATAAGTTATCTGAACTGCTTCATCAATTATCTGAATTGCTTCATCAAAAAAACAGACGTATTAATTATCTTGAAAATTTACTTCGCAAACTCAATGCACAAAACAACAACAACTAATGATCTTATTGAGCAAGGCATCGAAGCCTTGATTCAGGCTCAAAAAGCAAAAGATCCAGACAGACTACAAAGATTAGTGTGCACGTTAGAGACGATTGCAACAACTTTAAGGAATCGTCATGAATGAAGTTGATTGGCAACAAAAATGGGGAATCAAACTACTTGATTCTCCTCAAGTTTTTTGCAAGCTTCCGCGAGAAGCCTATGATGACCTGCCGGGAGACAACTCTTCCTTAATCAAGGAAGTTGTAGGGGGCACACTGGCTCATGCTTATCGCAAGTACATTGACCCAAATAGACCACCTAGGGAAGACAAGGATACTTTTATTCAAGGCAACATCGCACATGCCTTGGTGCTTGAATGGGATGAATTTGATGCGCGATATTCATTAGGACCAGATCTTCCGCCGCGTCCAACTAGCAAGCAACTAGAAGAGCCGCCATCCCTTACCAAGGGCGGCAAGCCGGCAAAGGCACATGAAAATTGGAAGGAGTATAAGGCGATTAACGACCAGTGGCTGCAATGGGAAAAGGATAATCCAGGTGTGGAAGTAGTATCGCAAGCCAATTATGACAAGGGCGTATCTTGCGCTAATGCCCTTTTGAGTCATCCTGTATTAAAGTATAGGTATGCAAAAACAGAAGAGCATAGGATATTAAATGAAATTACGTTTACATATATTGACCCTGTAACAAAAAGACGAATCAAGGCAAGGCTTGATTCTATTAGGATTTTTAGTGATCATATTTGGGTTGGCGATATAAAAACAGCTCTTGATGCTGGCGAAGGTGCTGATCATTTCGGTAAGTCGATCGCTAGTTTTGCTTATATTATTCAATCGGCATTTTATCATGATGCTATATGGTATTGTCGCGCAGCGCTTGAGCAGGTTTTAGGCCTTACGGATGGATGCTTGATCATTCTTCCTATTGTATTTGAATGGGTTGCAATCGAGAAACAAATGTCGATGCCTGAATTTATAGGCCGATATTATATGACCGAAGAGCAGTTAAGTGATGGACGGCGCTTATATCGCTTAGCAATTGATAAGATTCACAGGAGCCATGCGATTGATTATTGGCCTGGATATGACACGGCCGCTAAACCCGCTGTCCTGCCTGGATGGTATAAGCGCGTCATTCAGGAGCAGATCAGACGCCTGGAGGAGGAGTGATCAGGGTCCTCCTGATGGGGGGGTAGCCAGATAAGTTCCTAGCACTCCTGCGGCGGATAGTGCCCCTGCTGCCGCCTGTCCCCATGCGTCTGCGCATTGCGTGGTTCCACAAAAAGCACGACCAAATCCACCAATACAACTAATTAGCACACACGCACAAAATGCTTTCTCTATATATGTCTTGCTCATCTCTGCCTAACTTGGTATTGCAAAAGCACAATGTCTTTGTCTTGTCTTCTATCGCTAGCTTCAAGTTCATTAGTTTTTTCTTTTAAAGTGCCAATTTCAATTAGTCCTAATTTTTGACCATCGCTCAGCTCGTTTAGTTGATTAGAAATTCTAAGCAATCCAGCACAAATTACGCTCAAAAGAAATAGTATTACGCCAGCCGTAAGAGGCTGATTCATGAAACGCCATAGTTGATTGTCTTGCTGAGGAGAAGGCGCCATGATCCTAGCAGGGTTGATTAAGTTTTCCCGTTGTTGATTACGTCGGAAACCACCTATCAAGATGGTTCTGAATGCCTGTGATCACTTCAGAAGTTGGAACGTAATGTGTAACAATTAGCTCGCACATAGCGCCCCTAAACAAGGCGGAAACGTTTGCGGTGCCTTCGCGCAGTGCACCTATTGTAGCCTGATCGTTTGCATGGTAAGTCAGATTTGGGGTGTATGGCGTGCTTATGAATGGTCCCTTGTTCACTGAAAGCCTGACGGCTGTATTATCATAAATTGCGGTGAACATTTTTAGTGTATTATTCTGCAAACCTGTTACTGTTGCTTTTGCTTCACTGACTCCATTGACACCTATGTTATGAAACGCAGATGTGCCAAATGTGGCGGAATTTAGATAAAAGGATCCCCAATTATAGGATCTGCTGATAATTATTCCACTCGACAAAGATGAATGGTTAGGTCTGCATACAGCAAAAACCGCATGGGGTCCTGTCGGAGCTACTGAATTAGGAAGCGCAAGCCAATCATTGGAACCGTCAAGCGTTAGACAGTTCAAATTATTTTGCCCGTTTAAGGTATAGGCTGGCTGACTAGATCCGACCGCTTGCGTGGCGTGTCTCGCATTACCACTTTTGTCGTTCCATTGCGACAAAAACCCACCAGATGTTATTACAGTAGACGCATCTGAAGCGTCACCCCAAAAAGCGGTTGTGATTTCTGAAGGAAGAATAATATTTGAAAACAAAGGGCGATTTGCTACATAAATTATATTCATCCCGGTGGCTCCAGTTGATAAATCCCAGCCAAGTGGTTTTCGTTCATCAGGCCCTGCAACTCCGCAAGGCCAGCCTCCGTCAACGCCATCTGGCCCAGCAACCGCCAGATGGCAGACTGCAGCGCCGGCCGATTTTCCCGGCCTGATTTTGCCTCTGAGATTGCTCCCAGAAAAACAGTCATTGCCGCCGCTTGGTCTCCTGTTTTCCCAGGAGTCGAGACCACATTGGCATAAACATTGCTGGCAATCAAGCCATCATAGAATTCCTGGTATTTGGGGCCTGGCGGGGGTAGGTCTTCCATTTGCCAGCCATAAACCAGCCTGCCATTCTGGAAATCCTGCGTTTTCGACGGAACGGCAACCTGTCCAGGTGCCACCTCAGGCGTCGGCTCGCGAATCACTTCCAGCACGTGCCAGGGGGGCTCCTGAAGGCCGATTACAGCCTCTCCCGCCCTCCTCGGCCAAGCCTTTTCTTCTCCTGTTTCACTGTTGGCAATGATATATTCGCTCATCTTAATTGGTCCTCCTGATCGTAACGTTTGCGTTTAAAAATAGACCGCCACCGGCTGCCTGGTCAATGTAGAACCTCAAAATACTTCCTGAGGCTCCGGTTGTAATAGAAAATACTGGGGTGTTGCCAGTAGTCGTTCCTCCTACATTTATCTGTGGTTTTGTGCTAAAAATAGTCGTGCCACCAAGAGTGATATTGGCGATGATTGGGTTTGTTGTAACGGCCGATTCACATTCGAGCGTGACTGAAAGAATGTCGAACGAGAATGGAAGAGAGAGCCTAGCTATAATGTTGGCACTATTCCCAGCCGGGGCTGTCGTAAATGACAGTGGGACTATAAATGTTGTCGCGTCGCGCTGGTGCTGGTGATCACTCGGGGAAGCAGTGCTCGCCGTGCCCGCTGCGGCCGTGCCCGCCAGCCCAAGGGGGGCGGCGGTTCCCAGGACCAAGCTGGAAGTGCCAGCGCCAATCACACTGCGGGCGTCCACCTGGGTCGCGGCGCCCACAAGTGATCGGCCTAGGCTGGAAGTGATCGAATTCCACCAGCCTAGAACTGCCTGGCGCACGCGCTCTGAAGTCCACGCCCGACGGGTGGTTGCAGTTCCAGCCTCCGCCTCTGCCTGTCCTATGGTCTCAGCGGACCATTCTCGCGAATCTGTTAGACGTAAATCAGACGTTGAAACAGCATTAGCAATATCATCAACACTAAGTGTGACACTGCCTTGTTTGCCGGCTACGGATTGAACAGGCGCAGCGGCGGAGGCTCTTGCGCTCGTAAAATATAAATTTATAGAACCTTCGGGTACGCTATCTGTGCTACCTGGTGACGGATTGATTTCAACATAAACAGAGCCAGACCATCTATATTGTCTGTTTGTTGCTAGGCTTATATAAAGTTTGCCACTTTCTCCTAATGTAGGAAATGCGGCAAGATTTGCAAATTCTAATACGTCATCTACAAATCCTGGCAGCAATATGCTAGGAATTAAGGCATTGCTATCTAGGATCGGAACGTTTCCTGGCGTTGATCCTGCGTCTCGCGTCGCGGCAGATCCAAGGCCTAGGCTTGATCTGCCAGTGGCCTGATTGAGCCCTGTAGATCCACCATCCCACCTATTGCGCTCAGAATAAGCCGTGTCCCATTCGCCTTGCTTGGCGGTTGTTGGAAGGCTATATCCAGTGGAAAATGCCAGGGAGATTGAAGCAGTATCAGATCCTGTTACGGTAAAGCCAAGTGGGGCAGCAAAAGTTGAATACAAATCAACAGTTTCGTTGATCCACAAATCACCAGATCTGCGCAAAAATTGATCTTCTGTTGGATTATTGATTAAAACATCGTGCAACTCATTTAGTTCCTGGCCGTTAGCAATCTTTACAGCAAGAATGCCGCTTGTGCCAGGCCCTTTTTTAATGCACCATCCAAGAATAACGCCATGCGCAGGCTGCGTTGGCCTCGTGCTAGTTGTTTGCCCTGCAATTTCAGATAAATAAACCAATCCACCTTCTACAAGATGATCTGTATTTAATCCAGTAAGTTCACCTGATGTTACGACAATACCATCTGAATTATGCGGAATTGCATTTTCTGCAATACCATAGGTATTTGCTGCTGTTGACTCCTCGGATGCATCAGCTAGCGCAACTAGCAGCGTAGTTCCCGATGATCCAGGCGATGGAATACGAACAACAGATCCCCTTGGAATTTCAGCTCCAGTTGTATTCCTGACGCGTTCTATAGTTCTTATCGCTGTATCTACAGTAATAGCATCAAGCTTGGTTTTATCGGCTGCAGATTGCAGGCCTGCTGCTAGTGTTGTGGCTAACGGTAGCGTTACATCGTCTCCAGTGCTACTGGCGAGAATTCTTGTAGCAGGATCATAAGATAGGTTGGTGCCTGCACTTCCAGAAGCAACTAGCGCACCATTTACGATAGACAATCCACTGCCAATTGAAACCCTGGCAAGTTGACCATTGGCGCCGGATGTTACAATTCCAACAGAGGCAGAGGTAAATCCCGATAGTGTTATTCCAGTAAATGTAGGCGAGGCTGTTATACCAAGAGCCTGAGGAAGTCCTACCTGCTCAAGGCTTACTAGCTTATATAAATAAGGTGTATTCCCGTCCTTGACTATCGCATACTCCGCGAATCCAACTCCGGACGGAAGCCCTATTCCGGGGGGGCCAGGAGTGATTACATCGACTACCGCCGGACAGGTCATGGATCCCTCCGAGAGGTTCGTAGCGCCACCGTGACGGGACCTGTGGCCAGGAAGTGATCATCCGCTGCGGTTGCCCCAGGGGGCCAGCCGCCGCAATCATAACGATAAGTCCTACCAGCCTTAAGCGCATTTACTAAACTCTCAGGAAAAATCAAGTCTAGCAGACCGCTCTCAGGTGTTGCCCTTATTGTAACTGGCCATACATTACGCCCTCTTGTATCGCTAACAGTTGCATTTACATCCCATCCAATAAATGGCCATGGCTGTGTTTTGGCAGAATCTTGCCAAAATCTAAAAGGAAGCAAAGCATCTTTGCCTTGCTCCATTTCCCAAGTTTTTGTAACCCAAGCCATGGCGTTACACTTGTTGACCTAGTTTTCCCGCATTATTCTTTCCATGCTTCATTTTGTGGTGTCTCTGGATTGTCGCCAGCAAACTTGCCGTCTTCAACGCGTGCGCGTTGGCGCTTGGGCTTTAGATTAAGCACTGGCTTAAGATTTGGCTCCGCCGCCTCAATAGGTGGCGATTCTTGCTCACTTTCTTGCCCTAAAGATCTAACAAAGTTTTCGTTAGCTTCTTGACTGGCGTGAGGATTAAATGCAAAAGTCATGATGATTTTAGAGTGATGATGTGCTAAGTGATTTCTTGGAGTTGACTAGAATCGTAGTTTTTCAATCCTTGCAATATCATATTTAATTCATCCCATCCGCAATCACTGATAAGGTGACGCAACATATCTGAATAAGTGTGTTCTTCAAGGAACATTGTGCCATACCCATTGCCGTAATTAACACGAACGGGATCAGCGTGAATTTCATTTTCCCATTGCTTTCTTTGCAGTGAGCAAAAGTCAATCTTTTCACAGCTCGTGGCAAGTGAAAAACTTGATTGACATTCAAGCATGATTTTTATGGTAAAGAAAAAGGGAGGATTGACCCTCCCATTGTATCAGATGTGCAATCAAGATCAGGTGGGCTGATAATGAATCACAGCTCCAGTGGCGTTTGTGGGAACGGCAAGGCCATTTTGGCCGCTGCCCGTGCCTGTGCCAGCCACAAGGCGGATGGCGACAACACGCGGATCAACTGTCAGGGCTGGCGAGGCATTGGCCTTAATCAAACTTTCCAGTTGAACCTTGGAGAAGATCGCTTCGGTAGGATTCATCCCATCAAAAGAGATGCTGCCGATGCGGACATATCCCGAAGGGTTAGCATCAGAAATTGTGCCACCGATCGGCACATGCGCAACTTCAATCCAGTAGCCACCGGACGCATTAGACAGTGCTCCGACAGCAACAATCAGCGCATTGGATTGGCCATTGAGCTTATCCGGCAGCAGCCGTGCAGCGCCAGTGCGCGTTTCGGCTGCTACACCTTCGCCATCACGAACGGCTCCAAAAAGAACATTTTCGCGGCTGCGGAGATAGGGACGTTGGAGAAAGATACCTGTAGGGCGAGACATTGAGTGACCTCAGTGGTTGAATGGTTTGATGATCAAAATCAAGCGGTGATGTCCGCAAGTGTGATGCCAGAGAGGGAAGCGATTGAGTTCGGATCCTCTACAACAGCGCCGCAGTGCCAAGTGAATCGCGTAGCGCGTGTTGCCGTGGTAAATGACTCATTAAGGTCGTAAATTACAAGCCCTTGAGTCAATTCACCGGCTTCGTTATATGCGGGAGATTGGATCCCACTGGTAAATCCTTCGCCGAGCCGCATACAGTAGATAGTCGTTGTACTGTTTGATTCAGTGAAGGGTTGAATCGGGGTGTTGTCATCCCGAACATCAGTCTCAATCAGGGGAACGCCGTCGTACATCTGAGCGGATCGACCAAGCTGGTCAATCCCTTGAATGTAAAGACCGGACACCCCAATGTTGCGCACCGCCGCGCCAAATTTGGTCTTCAGCTTTTTGGGAAGAACGAGTACCTTCTCTTCGTTGGGGCCATCTACCTCGGCGATCAATTCATCGAGTTTTGACAATTTAAGCCCGGCGCCGCCGCTGGCATTGACCACCTGTTGCGACACGGGGATTTGTTTGCGAACTCCATCCATTTCGCGGCCGCCGCTAAGCGCATCGTTCCCATTCAGGAAGTCGTTTTCGATTGCCAACCGCAACGATTGAATGGCGGCTTTTACCTGCCGATTGTGCGTACCCTGACCAAGCAGCGCCAGCTTTGATGAATCAGTGCGAACATCATAGCTGTAAATGTGCACATTTTGCGCACCTTTCATGGTGGTGCCCTGTCCGCGCTCGCTTGCCTCATCAAATAGACGAGCTTTAACCTTGGGCAGCTCATCTTGAAGGGCGAAGTTGTAGGTCATTCCTACAATATCTACCCACGGAATAAGGCCAGCTAGGGGACCATTTCGCAGGATTTGAAGGGCAGCAAGCTCTAGGGCAGGAGCGCCAAGTTCGGCGCGAGCCTCAAAATGAGACCAAAGTGTAGTGGAAGACATTACCTGTAATGAGAAGGGTTGCCAGTTTTGAAAGTTGCGCTTTCATTGGCATCGCGCCATTGAATACAGCAATCGCAAAAAGCTTTTTGATGTCGCATCAAAAAGCGGATAGATTTGGCATCGCGCCTCACCTATCCGCAGTTTTCCCGGTCAACAATTCTTATTTGTTGCTGTAATGCTCCTCAAGCAGCTTGTCGGGACTAAGTTTTGCTAGATCTTGTTTGTTTCTACTTGTCACAGTGCGCACATTTCGTGCACCCTGAAGACCACCAGATCCCTCACCAGATTTTGATCTGAAGTATTGAGCCACCATTGGTGACTTATCGGCAACTTCGTCTAGCCACTTGACAGGATCAACCGGCTTGCCATCTTCAGTGATCGGATCCCCATCCTTGTCAACAACAACAACGTTATTCAATTTGTTGTCCCATTTAAGGTGTTGGCTTCCATGAAGTCTCCACCACGCATCGAATGATGTTTGACCGAGCACTTCATCAACTTCATCCAGCCCCTTATTCAACCTAAAAATCTGCTGCCCTGCAGTCTTGGTCAGCAGATCAATTCGCGCCCGCTCAGCGGCATCAGCGGCCTGCCTTGCCGCTCGAACCTCGGAGTCAGCTTTTTCGCGAATGCGCCTTGTCGCCTCAGTGGTCTCACGCTCCTTTTCCTCAAGCGTGCGCTTAAGTTCTTCCGCTCGCTCAAGTGTTTTTTTATACAAATCCGGGTTGATTTCAGCAACAGCCTTGAGCTGCTCCCTCAATTGTGACAATTCGCGCTCACGCTCTTTTCGAGCCTGCCGTTCTCTTGTCAGCGCTTTCCTGCCCTCTTCTCCAAGGGGCTCGCTATCATCATCAGAATGGTCTAATTCGCCGATAGAGTCATCAGCGGAACCCCCTCCGACTTGATCACCTTCAGGCGCATCATCAACGGTGGGGATTGGGAAATCACTGGCAAAGGGGAGCTTGTTGAGCCAGATTTTTTTCATGGATTATGACCGGTGAATCGCTCAGCCGGCATAAGTTGCAGGTTAAGTTTTCCCGATTACTATTCCTTAGCTTGCCTCATTACTTCCGCAAGTGTTCTATTGTCTCGTTCGCGAGCTTGCAACTTTGCGCGATTGCTTAATGCAAGCAAAGAAGAAATTTCTGCTGATTCTTCAGATTGCGATTGATTAGGTTGCTGCATAATTTCTTCCTGAAATAGCAATTAAAAACTTTTCATTAAGTGATATTGTAGCAGTCTCTGATCCGTATGGACTGTTAGAATTCAACTGCGCTTCTGGCTTTGCAAAAAAAGTCAATTTTGGAATAAGTTGATATGGGTTGCTGACGATATTTGGGTTTATTTCAAAAATTGCAGTCATGAATCCACGAAGATTTTCTGGCAACAATTCCTCTGAGAATACTCGATAGTCTTGATACGATTGTTTTCTTGTTGCTCCAACAAAAGGCATTCCACCAGCAAATTCGCCATTCTTGGTCCACCAAGTTACAGCAAGTCTTCTTCCATATCCATTTAAGCTCACACCATCTCTTTCTAAAATTCTCAGCCCATTGTCAAATCCGTTTCCAGAACTTTCGTTGCCAGTTGTTTTCCATACGACATACAAAAAACCTGCTCCGTTGGTCTTGGCAATAGAAAAATATAGGTTTAGCATATAATGATCAAAATCTTGAAAGCTATTAGACGTATCTATCACTATGCCTCCAGGGCAATTAACAAATCCGGTAAAGATATTGCTTTTGATGTTTTTCAGTTGTTTAGAAATTGTAAATTCAACAAATCTTGCTCTATCTATATTATTCAAAGCTGTTGAAGTTGATACTCCAAGTCCACTAAAATTGGCCCTGTTAAGTTTAATTTTTTCCGAGTCTGGAATGGGCGGTGGCAAAGGAAAACCCGGCCCGCTTGTGCCTTCATGAGAATAGTCAACCCCTCGCATGTATGATATTTGCGAGTCTTTGAAATATCTTGAGCCGCTTGATACTCGTGTTCCAGCAGCAAACGAATAATCGTAATCAATGTTTCTTCCATTAAATCTTGTCTGTTGACACGCGTCAACAGTATTTGAATATGTAAGGTTTTTGCAAGATTCTTCAACAATAAGCCATCCAAAATCAATGTTACTTGTCTTTGATAATGCAATGCTTTGCCTGTATTCAGGAACAGCACCTTTGTACAAATCTTTCTTGTCTTTTGCCGGCAGCAACTCAACCTGTTTTAACGCATCTTGCTTAAATTTGCTTCCATTTTCTCTTGTTGCTAATCTAGTCCTATTTCTATATTGATTCAAATTAGCTGCTTCTAGCAAGTCAGCCGGCAAATCAACAGAAATGCGTGTCGTCACAATGGGCTAGATGTTTTGTTATCTGACAAAAATACTACCTTATATGGCCTTGAAACGCCAGGTGACAATCCAATAGATTCAGTTTCAGCCCATAAATAACTGATATTTGTGTTCCATGTTGTAACACCACCGGACACAGTTCCAATGACGCCATACACGCGATTAAAGGTAAATCCAGCACCAGACGCAGTAAATGTAGCCGTTAATTCTGCAGTTTTAGCCATTCCAATTGTACCATCATAACTCGCGGAAGGAATTGTAATAACAGATCGCGCATAACCATTGGTGCTAGCTAGCTCAACCGCATCCCATTGCGCAGTAGTTGATTCAACTGTTAATACAGAGTTAAAAGCAAGGCAAAACCTGACCACCTTGCCCTCGTAGGATGAAGAATGCACCCTAAGAAGTTCGCTTGTACTGACCTGAAAAACTGACGCCATAGGACTAATGAGTTGTGATAGTTTTCCCGTTATGGATTAGGGAATGATGTGGGTGGTGTAAATGTTGCTCCAGTATAAAGTTCTGCGGATGTGATTCGGAACGGTCCTATCTTACCATTAAAATCAAGATCATATGGAGTGCCTGCATTTATATTTGGATCTTCAATTTTGCCAATATAAAGCTTGTTGGCTCCTTCTTGATATACGCCATAGAAAGTTCTAGTCGCAATAAATGTTCCCGCAATTGCAAGCCTAAAGGTGCCATCACCTGATGCCACAATTGCAACATGAACTTTTGTATTTACTTGTGCTTCTAGCTCAAAATCTGTAGTCATATTTGCATCACCAAACGCCCAGTACCCTGCCATAATGCCAAGGGTGATTCCTGATTGAATAATAGGCGATCCGTTTTGATCAACTTGCGAATCATTGAAAAATGTCATTATACCAATGAAAGAATAAAAAGGAATATCTAGCGGAGTTACAAACATCTCGACTGTCCACGGCTGATCGGATGTCAACACAAGAGCCGAGTTTTCGGCATACAAATAATCATCATCTCCATCTAACAAAAGTTCGTTACCATTGACTTGCGCTCCTCCGCCTGTTGTTACAGCTATTGCATTAGGGCTTAAATCTGTAAATGTAGTGCTTCCATTTGAGCCAGACATTTGAAGCTGAAATACAACATCACTTGCAGTAGATTCTTCAGTATAAGACAATCCAACTTCGACTCCTGCAATCAAGCTAACCTGTGCTGGCATCGCAGTGATCAACGCAGCAACGTCTACTCCGGCCACCAATGATTGAGCCGGCAGGTCTGGTTCAACAATTTCAACACTAAGTCCCACTTGAATCCCAGCATGTATTGGCAATGTTTCTTGATACGGCAATACTATCGCAGACGGATTCAACGTGGCTGCAGGAACTGGCGCCTGACCACTCGGGAGTGATGCAAATAGCGCAGTTAGATCAACATTTGTTGGATCAAAATTTGATGGTATGTTTATTGCGTTTGATGGCAATGGGTTAGAATTTGTTGCAATGGCGTATAGGCTTGGAAGTGATGTGATTCCACTAGGAAGAGGAAACCATGCGTCATTGATATTGCCATCTATTGCGCCCATAAATAAAGCATCGACTGATACAATGATTCCATCCCCTTTTATAGTCCACGTCATGCCATTTGACCTATATGCCGCTGTGCAATTATTCATGCGAAGATAAAACAAATCAAAAGGCCTTGCTGGGGCATCAATTAACCTGATCTGAATGCCAGCGCCAGAGCGATTCCCTAAAAGTAGCTTGTTTTCTGTGCGTGCATAATTCAATGCTTGCCTATAGGCGTCTGACGGTTGATATGTCCACGTCACTACACCATTGACGGTGCTTTTTTCCATTCGATCATCAGACACAAATGGAGGCGAAAGCTCAATGCTTGTTTGTGATGTTGCCGATCCAGTTGTCCACGCAAAATCACTTCTTTGGGCAAAATTTGGATACAGCCGATCAGATGATAAATTACGCTCCTGCTGACTTGGCCTTTTGCGTAATCCATATTCACGCTCTGTTCTTATGCTAACTTCACTTCCATATTCAACCAATGCGCTTGCGCTAGCAATTAAATCACCTACTGACATATCAAATGCACTTTTTTGCACGGCATCTGATCCAAATGGTGTGCTACCAAAAGGCACCCAATTACGCGTTACTTGCTTTGTAATTCCAGAAACTTTATCTCTATCATATTCAGTTGTTCGCTTTGCGCTTAGATAGGTGCCAAGCGCTCGTAATTCACCTAACGAACCTTCAAATCCACAACTTCCAGCAATATCGGCAATCGGGGATGTTTGCCTGTATTCTTCTTTTTGAACAACCGTATAATCATTAAATTCATCTGGTGGCGGCAGCGTGCCGTCTTCATTTCGCTGCGGCGCTGGAGCTTCATAGGTATATTCAGTGATTGCAATTGTTGTACCTGTTAAGTTTGCCGATGTTTCGACTCTCCTTTTAACTCTATCTTTTGTATCATATTCAGTTTCTGTTCTCCTAGACGAAACAAATGTTCCGCTTTCTATTTCATCTGGGCCGTTGTGAATATACTGCTCAACCGATGTGCTTTCATCTCGTTCCCAGTGACGCTTTAACGTATCCGTTTCTTTAGGTTGAGGCCTGAGTACATTATACGAATATGACGCATAGACGGCTTCTGCCGGTAGATCGCCAACAGTTTGAGGGGAAATATCTACTAGCTGATTTTCGGTGAGCAATGGTGCAGCACTAACACCTTGATTCAGTAGGTTAATAAATTCTACCTGTTCATACTCGTTTAACCTGCAGCGATAGCATTCAGCTTCTGCTATCTTTGCTAATTCTTGAACATAACCGCCAGATAGGTCCCATTCGCTCATGATGCGATGGCTCGTAAACGGGATGGAGCTTGCTGCTGTAAGACCAAGCTCCTGCAATATCTTTTCTGCTACAAATTTTGATGATATTGTCTGCGTCCTAAGTTCACGCTCCAATTGCGTGACAAATGGGTTGGCTTCTTCTTCTGTTACCGAACGCAAAAGCACAGGAGCTTTTCTATTTTCAAAATAAGCAAACTTGCACCCAACTGATACGGTAGTGATCTTGCGCAATGGATCCGCAAAGCTATCAATTACGCGTAACTTACGAGGAATTCTGCATATCCATCTTTGCCCGTCACTTGCCGCCAGGAACACTTCTGTGCCCACTGACGGGCGATAGATTCCAGATAGGTTGATCGTGCCGGTGACCTTGATGACACCTCCTCCCGAGCCTTGTAGGTGCGTCTCAGACAGTGTTGTAGCGTCTGGAGACAACTTCCCTAGGTTGCACCACGACCAACTCCTAGTATCAACAGCCATTATCGTATTTTAATGATTTTAAGACCTACATCATACGTCAGTGCTCCAAATCTTGTCTTGGCTACTGGACGTTGATACGAAACCGGATACCACGTATTAGGCGCAGGTGTTGTTGCGGTAACGGTTGTCAACCATGATTCAAGATTGTTTTTGTTTACTTCGGTCACCCATCCCTCCACCTCTTTGGCTTCCTGAAGCGTAAGCTGGCCAGTAAAAACATGCACGCCAGCAGGATTGCGGCTCGGTTGCGGTAGTTCTTCATAGGTCAATGGATACGACAAAAGGTTAATCACGGCAGATCCAAGGGTGATTGTGCCAAGGTTAATCCCGTCTTCATCGCTATCATCACGCTCCTCTAGCAAGATCTGCAGCGCTTGTGTTGCATCTACAAAATCAGCCGTAACCTTAACAAATGCGCCCCTATATTCAACCGATGGAGCCTTGTCTACCCAACATGCCCTATTGTTCCATGAAAAACCAACACCAGATCCAGTAATTGCAACAGTTGCTCCAGTAACACCTGTTTTTTGTGGATCTTCTTCTGTAATTTTTACATCACGATATGACTTAAATAGTGCGACAAGTGCTGCAGCTTCAGACCTAAGAAGCAGCCCATCTATTGAGATCATTTCTGCTGTTCTTCCACGCCTTGTATTGACCTCGTTAAATCCAAACGGAGACTTCACAAGCCTATCTGGAATGGTAACTGTTGAGCCGGAATAAGAGATTGTAATTGCCATTAGAATGCACTAACAGTTTTCAGTAATCTAGCACTGCTTGCTACTGGCACAGTAACATTCCAATCCTTAGCAACTAGCCGGTCAATACTCTTCTGTAGTTTTCCTATTGCGACAGAATGGCCGGCAATCAACGCCATTGCACCGCCAGCCATGCCAGCCGCCTCAACTACGCGCTCAATGCGCCCTCCAGGTGTACCTGAGCGACCTCCTGGCAGAAGACCAGCGCCTGCTAGCTGAGCCGATACGTCTGCCGGGAGAACCATGCCCCGAGAAGGGGGCCGCCACAGCGCATTGGCTGGGCGATTGATCCATGAAAGCTGTCCAGAATCAGACAAGAAGCTCTCTCTTCCAATCTCGTTGATAACATAATCTTTGCTTGGAATTACATCACCACCAGCAAAACGAGCACCGCCAAGTGATATGAGTTCAGAATAGACCTTATTTCTCCTTGATTTTTGATTCATCGCTAAAGTGTCACGTTCAACTTTGTTCATTTCTTTAATCAACCCTAGTTTTTCATATTGAAAATCAACGTCTTTTTTGCTTAAGTTAAGAGCATCTCCTTGTATTTTTGCGATTTCTTCATATTGCTTTCTTTCTTCTTCTGATAGGCCTGGCTCGCGTGCCTTGGCCATAGATCTTCTCCATTCTAGTGCTTGTTGATAATTAAGAAACCTGGATTGAGCGTATCTCGCTTCTTGATCAATCACTGCCATGCGTTGCTTGAGATCCAATGACAACCATTCCATGCGCTCTTGTTCATTAAGACCTTCAAGTTCAGCCCTTTTTGCTTGTATAGCTAATTGAGACGCCCTTTCTTTCATCCCAGCAATTTCTGCTTCTTTCCTGGCGATTGCATCAAGTTTTAGCAGCCTTGCTTCTTCTTCTTTTTTCTTTGATACCCTTCCCTCAGGCTTGCTGCTTAATGATTCTCTCATGCCCGCAAGTTGAGCCTCGGCGCCTGCGATAGCGCGATTTTGAAATGCAAGCGCTACATCGAATTCTGATCTTGACAGCTCTTGCCGTGCTCTTGAATTCTCCATAATTGCTTCTAGGTATTGCAACTGCAGCGCATAACCATTTTTTGCTGTATCTGTTACGGTCTGTGCATTTTGCGAAGAAAGATCTAAAATTCTTGAATGCAAATCAAGCTCCTTCTCAAGCTTTGCTCTTGAGGCCTCGGCCGTGGCAAGTTTGTTTTCGGCTAATGACTTATCAATATCAGCAATCTCGCGCCTAATGCCTAAATCATCTTGCGCAGACAGGCCAGGATTATTAAGTTGATAAACTTTTGACGCACGTTCTCTTTCTAGCGTAATCTTTTCAAGGTATCTTAATTCATTATCATAAGCTTCTTTACTTATTTCTCCATCAGCCAGCCGCTGACTCATTAGCGACTGATAGCTAGATTTTTGCAATTGAATTGCGGCTGTTTCTCTCGCAATCGTAGATTCTCGGTCTTGTTTGATCATATCTGTTCGTATTCGCGCTTTTTCAGCATTAAGATCCGCCACTTCTTTTCGTAGCGTTATAGCGGAAGGACTTTCTCTGCCGCCATCTTGAATTGACGCACTAAGCTGCTTAAGTTTAATTTCTTTTTCTAATTCAATCGCTTTTAGTCTAATCATTGACGTTTCTCTACTTAGCTGCGACTCAGTGATCTTTCCAGTGATCTGCTGTTGCGCCAATAAAGATTCTTCTTCTGCCTGTTGTGTTTTAATTAAAGCAATTCTTGCTTCATTTGTTGCTGTTATTTCTTTTGCAACAGCTACTGTTTTTTGGCCGCGATCAATTTCTTCATTCTTGTTTTTGCTAAGCATTACATTTAAACGGTCACGCTCTTTTTCAAGCTTTGTTTTTTCCTTGTTTTCACCGCTTGGCATTTTGTTTAATTCTTGCTGAACGCGCTTTAATTGATCTTGTATTGTTGATTTTTCAATTGAAATGCGTACATTAACAGTCAAATCGTTAATGTATTCTTGAAGTTCACTTACGCGCCTATTTATCTCCGCATTGTCTGCAGTCGCATCAATCGGAATAGTTAGCCTTTTTTCTTGTAATTTTTGTATATCATCGTTTGCTTTCTTAAGTTTTTCGGCATATTCTCTTAATGGCGCAGGAAGCTTGCTCAAATCTTCGTTATTTTTCAATATCTCTAAAAATCGCTTCCATTGGCTAGTCGCTTCAATTTGCGCTTCAGATGCTATTTTTGTTGTGTCATCTTTTGATTCTTCTAGTTTCTTTTTGAGTAATTCAATCTTCTTTTCTGCTTGGTCGATGTCAAGATTAAATTCAAGCGGTTCTGCAATAGCTGATTTTTTCACCTCAAGTTGAGCAAGTCTTTTTTGCGCATATCCTGTATTTAATCCCATTTCTCTTTGCTCACTAATTAGCTTACGTGTTTCTTCTATTTCGCTTTGCAAAGCTCGCTGCTCTTCTGATAGTTGAGACGTCTCCTTAGATGCCTCTTTAATCATAAGATTAAGCGCACCATAGGCCGCAACACCAACTATTGCAGCGGCGGCAACCTTGGCGGCGCCCATTCCTGGAGATGTTAGCGACTGCAAAAAAGCGGTTGCTGCCGCCACAAGTCCTATGCCTCTTCTTAGTGCAGCATAGGCATTTGTAATACCAGCGATTACAGCCGCAATTCCAGCCAATGGAGCCTGGACAACATTTAACGCAATTTGAGATATTGTTAATCCTTTTGTTAATGCAATCAACGACCTATATGATGTAACTACTGGCAGTAATACAGCAGACCATCCAGCAATCGAAGAGGCAATTACTTGTGCATTTGCAAGTACCATTGCAGTGCCAATGGCTGCACTTAATGAAATCATTGTTATGACAACTTGTTTTGTTACAGCATCCATATTTCTAAACTGACCTGTCATCAACCCAACAGCAGCGGCAACACCAAGAAAAACAACAGTTGACGCAGCAAATGGGCCAGTAATTGTGCTAGTTACTAATGCAATCTGATCGCGCAATACAGAAAAACCACCTATATTTTTTACGGCAAGTCCTATTGCCGCAATGCCTATACTTGCTGCTAATCCAGCGGCGCCAAGTGCGGTTAGCACAATAGCAGTAGCTTTAATTGGTGTCGGCAATCCCGATACAGTGCCGGCAAGTTGATTTGCGATGCCCAGCAATGGACGCAATACAGCAACAACAACCTGGCCAATATCATTTCCAATACTACCAAGAGTTCCTTCAAGTTGCTTTAATTCAAGCCCGAAGCCAGCCATTTCTTTTCGTGCCTCATCCGTTGATCCTTTGCTGTCTCTAATCTCAGCAAACATATCTCGAATAGATGATGTGCTTTGATTGATAATTGACAGAAATTTATTACCGGCTTCATCGCCAAATAAGATATTAGAAAGCTGAATTTGGTCTGCTTGACTAAAATCATTAAACCCATCTTTGAGCTTAATTAACTGATCCTCTAAAGGCAGCATATTTCCGTTTGCATCAATTACACTGGCGCCAACCTTTACCATGGCCTTGGCAAGGCGCTCTTGCCCCCATGCCAGATCTAAAACATCTTGAGATGCGCCACCGGATGCCCTTCCCAGTCGCTCAATCATTGTGCGCAACCCTGTACCAGCAACACTACTGCGAATACCTACATTAGCCAGCAAGCCAGTCGCAGCGGCCAACTCTTCCATGGAGATGCCAACAGCCTTAGCAGTTAAGGCAGAAGACTTAAGTGTATAACTTAAGTCTTCCATTTGGGCACTACTGCTATTCACAGTTTTTGCCATCACATCAACAACACGCCCTGTTTCAGAAGCTTCTAGCCCAAATGATCTTAAAGTATCAGCAATAATCCTTCCAAATTCTTGGAATCCTGTTCCAGTTGCCTCAGCGCCGCGAACAATTCCGGGCAGCGCTGCTTCAACTTCTTTGACACTAAATCCAGCCTGCACAAGTGATGTAGTAAGCTGTGCGACTTCTTTTGTGGTGCCTGCTGCTTCGATGCCGACCTTGCTTACAACCGTTGATAATCGTTGATAACCACCTTGTTCGCCTGCGGCCGCAGATGCTAGGCGCAGCTCGCTATCTAGCTCTATAAAACCTCCGATAAGACCGCGAATTGAACCTAGTGCCGACAGAGATGCGTCGGTTAGTCGATTGCTGAGTGATATGGCAACGCCTGTTATTGCGGCCTCAATAAGGCTAAAGTCTTGAACAGATTGCCTAGATGCTTGTGACAATGCTGCCTTAAAAGCTTGTACAGCATTTTGTGCCGTCTTAAATTCTTTGCTTACCTGAGCAAGATTTTTAAGCGCTTCAGGCGGAACAATCTCACCGCGAATAGTTTCAAATTGAAATTTTTGCTTATTAAAAACAAGTCCAACCTGCTTGGCCGCTTTTGTGGCTTGATCAATTAAATCATCTAAAGATTTTTTTGCTCCTGCTGACAGCCCCTTCCCAAAATCCGCCCCAGCGATCCCACCAGTCCTTTCAAGTTCACGCGCAACTTCTGCTTGGTTTTCAAGCAAAAAGGCAAGCGTTACCTGAAGATCTGCCACGCAATTAAACTATTCTGCTTGTAGTTTTCCCGTTATGGCAAAATCACAGCGGCCACACATTGCCATGTAATGATATGTTGTTGCAATCCGGCTGTTAAATTATCTATTGTTACGTCCGATGCGTTTGCGCCTGGCAGCAATTGAAGCAGCCTGTTAATAACAGCAGATTGATTATATGCACCAGATATTGGCTTCCATTGCGTCACGGCAAGCTTGAATGTTAAATTTGGCACGATCTGCCCGGTCTCCGCAAGCTGCGTTGCGGATCCCATGGGAGACCGGTAGACTATGACCTCCACCCCTGCGGATTCTGATGTCGCCTCTATCGCCTCGTTGGGCCATAGGTGCGCCAGTGCGGGCCTTGTGGTGCCATCCCTGAGACGATGCACGCCTAGAAGTGCCGTCAGCGTTGAGTCGGCCGCCAGCAGGTCGAAGATTTGATACGAATTGATCGGCAACGCCATGACGTATTGTTACAGTACGTGCATCCTATCATTTTTTGACCTACAGTGTGCTCGCGATTCATTCCGCTGAAATGGCCACTTTACAGCCAAACCCATCAGATCAGCCATCATCAATGAATTTATCACTACAACAAAAATTTGAACTTGAACGGCAATTGCGTATTATCGGCGAAGAACGCGATATCGAGAAACTCCGAGGGCTGTGCAAGCAACTGGTTGAAGCGTGGCACACTCAGAAGGCTGCTACGATATTCTTTATGAGAGAGACTCTTGCTAATGCACAACCAAATCCGATTGATCTGCGAGGAACCATCGGATCCTCCCCCTCTAGCGATCGGGATGCCTGTGGTCTATGATGTTTCACCAGATCTTGAGCTGACTACTCTGAATCGCCTTCACTCCCTCGGATGGGAGACCATTTCTTCCTGGCAACTCTAATGACTCTGATGACATTTGAGCGGTTTGAAGACCGCTTCAAGGCTTATAATCCCGCAATTAAACACCAAAAAGATGGTGTTAAGCGGCTATATGAAGCTATTCAAAGCGGTGTCCCGGCTGATCAGATCTTAAGCGAAAATGCTCAATGGGCCAAAACATTTTCACCTGTGATTGTCAAGAAAAATCCCTTGACAGTTCATTATTTTGCGCAAGGCGATAATGGCCCTGAAGGGTGGCGAGAATGCCAGCCTACATCGGTTGCAATGTGCTTAAACTTTTTGCGCGTCAAAGATCCCTTCGGGCCAGGAATTATAGATGACAATGGATTTGTAAAGCTCGTCAAGAGCTATGGTGATGTAACAAATCAAGCCAGCGTGTCAAAAGCTCTTGCCTCGCTTAAGATTAAGTATCGGTTTGTTACTGACTGCTCTGAAGGGCAGGCAAAACAGGAGATTGACGCTGGTCGCCCGCTAGCGGTCGGGATGTTGCATCATGGGCCAGCAACAGCCCCATCAGGAGGAGGGCACTACGTTGTTATCATTGGGTATGACAGCAGCGGATGGATTGTGCATGATCCTTATGGTGAACAGGATCTAGTGAATGGCGGCTTTGTCAAAGTCGGAGGAATACATGGAATGAACCAAAAATACAGTTACAAAAACTTTAATCCGCGATGGCTTGTAGGTGGGCCATTCAAAGGTTGGGCATGGTTGTTTGATTGATTATGGAAAAACATAAGTGGTCACAAGAAGAGGTTGATTTTTTGCGATCAAACGTAGGTGAATATCCATTCGCCTCTGTCATAAGGCGATATAATCAGACTGCGCTGAATCGTGGCTGGCCAAAAAGAACATGGCATTCTATTAAATGGAAATGCGAACATCTAAAGCTTTCATGGGCAGTGTCAGATTCGTCTATTATTAAATTGGTGGACGTAAGACGAATGCTTGGGTGGAGCGAACTTTTTTGTAAACAGCTAATCCAGAATCCTGAGTTAAGTTGTATTCTTAAACCTTTTAAGGAGTATTTTTGGTATGTTGAGAGAAAAAAACTCGCGCGATTAGCATTGTTGCATCCAGAATTGTTTCATGGCATTTCATGCGACAAGCTTTATTTAGTGATAGAAGACATGGATACAATCAACGCGATAAGAAGCAGTCTTTCTCTTGCGAAAAAATCACCTTACACCATTAGGTGCGTAGAGACAGGTGAGGAATGGGATAGTGCTCCAATCGCCGCCAGGCACTTTAATGTAAGCCATCATACAATACAGCGCTCCGTAGAGCAAAAAAGAACTGTAGCATGTCTTAACTTAACATTCGAGCGGATCCGACCGGTTCTCGGTAAAATCAAACAGCACCCCTGCAACAAAGATGATCAACATTAACTCTGAAGGCGGCTGTATCGGGTCATTTTGGTGGCGCAATAGGTCACCTGAATTTCATTGGAATATACAAATTAGCAATGACTCAGATCCATGGATGCACAAGTTTTATGTTCAAGGCGCTTTTGGATTTGACCCCTTTTATCCGTGGTTAAAGTTTAAGCCTAATGATATTTTGCTAACTGAAGTTTCATGTCAAGGTGGCTTTTTAGCGCTAGATAAAATGCCAAAAGCATTTGTCAATCTAGTAAAAACAACGGTAATAAATGCCTTGATTGAAGTGCAGAGAGGAATGATTCACGACAGTCAAATCAAACACTTGAATGAGTGCCTTAGTCGGTCATGACATTTAAGTCACGCCGCTTAAGGCGATTACGCCAAAAGCAACCACTAATTCACTGGCAAGTCTTGCTAGGTTTTCTGTTGGTTGTTGTTCCTGTTTCGGCATGGGTGATCCATGCCAATCAAGACAATATCAAGATTTTTCTTGATATTGATCACCTCTAGCTCTTTGCTTTTTTCATCATGGAAGTCGTTCTCTCTCAGTCTGAGTTCGCTCAGGCGTTGCATTCCATCGCCAAAGCCGTGCCAAATCGCCCGGCTCACCCGATCATGATTAACGTCCTTGTGGAGGCGTTTGATAACTCAGTTCGCGTCACGGGGTATGATTTGTCACTTGGAATTAGAGTGACAATTCCTGCTTCAGTTGCGACAACAGGAATCACCGCAACACCCTATCGAATCCTCACTGAGATAACGTCCAAGCTACCCTCCGATGGTCCATTATCACTAAATGTCGTCGGTGAAACGATGATTATCACATCTACATCAGGAAGTTATGAGTTGAGCACAGCAAATCCAGAAGATTTTCCTGATTTTCCTACAATTAGTGGCACTAGCACAGTGCTACCATCAAGTTTTGCACGCGCTGCGAAAGCCGTCAGCACTTGCGCTTCACTTGACGAAGCTAAGCAGCAACTAATGGGTGTCAATATCAGAGGAAAAGGCAACACAATTAAGTGCGCCGCAACAGATGGCCATAGGCTAGGTGTGGCAGCATTCGATGCGGCAGGGCATGATATTGACTTAACTATTCCAGCCGCATCCCTGGCTGAAGCCATCAAACTATCTGCAGAAGATATTGCGTTGACTCAAGCCAAGACTCAGTTACTTATTGAGACCGGAAACATTCAAATCGTAACAAGCACATTTGCGTCAACATTTCCAGACTACGAACAGTTAATTCCGCCAAATTTTAAAAGGACTGCGACAATTGATCGCAAATCGTTAATTGCGGCAGTCAGTAGAGTATCTACTGTTGCTGCTATCACAAATAACATGGTTAGACTATCTTTTAGCAGCAGTGATCAGCTGCTCAGGATCAACGCCGATGCCGAAGGCAGCAAGGCATCAGAGTCCTTGCCGGTTGAATTTGGCGGAGACGATATAGTGATCGCCTTTAATGCGCGATACCTGACCGACGCGCTTAAGGGATTGAATAGTGAAAAAATTATATTAAGCATGAATACGGAGACCACTCCTGCAGTTTTAACAGACGGAGAAAGTGATGATCTATTTTTGATTATGCCAGTTCAGATTAGGCAGCAGTAGATTACTGGGCACAAAAACCCCGGCTTAATAGTCGGGGTTTTTGTTCCACAGCAATTAGGCTGCAGTATTGTCAAAGATTGTATAAACACGACCCAAGACTGTCATCGTTGTATTGAACTTAGCGAGAGTTCCGCTATCGCCTTCTTCGGAGATTGAAGAAAATTGTGCATAGCACAGTTTCTTTTCTGTGGTGCCACCTGGCCCAACTCGCAAATACTTGAATGCGAGTTGCTCAGCGGTTCCAAATGTGTCAAAGATTTGCATTATCTTGTGATCAAGACTGCGATGAACAGTCATGCCTTTCACGGCAGCACTGCGCGAATCGCTTAGTGCAACCGTAACCGTAGATCCAAGCGTTACAGCATCATCAGTGATTACACTTTCTGTATTTGTATTACTAGAAAGCGGAGCACCAGTGATATTGTTGAGCAGAATTGGCCTACCCAATCCATTTAGTGGATATACGCCACTGATTGCAGTTCCTGTATCAACGCCGGCCGTGATATTGGTTCCAGATTGATCGTAGGTTACGCCCGTTGTTGTAACACTTTTCACCTCAAAAGTGCCATTGACACCAGTATTTGTCACTGCAGCAACTTTAATGAAGTCACCAACAGCAACCTTCCCTGTTGGGTTAGCACTAAACGTAAGCGTTACAACACCAGTTGATCGTGCAACGTTTGTAATCGTAAACGTTTCAGATCCGATCAGGATTTCAAAGGTGGATCCACTGCCAGATGTGGTGACAGTTTTTACGCCACTCATGGCATCAGCAGCATCAAGCCATGCGCTCAACGCAGAGCCATTGCTCGCGGCGGCAGTAGCAGCATCCTCCAGCACAATACTACTCATCCGCATTGGCACGATATAGTGCTGACGATTCAGAATAGGCGTGTAAGCGACTGTGGTGGTCATCGGAGAATGGTGCTTTCTGTGCTAGTTTTCCCGTATTTTATTTCTAACACTGCATCAGCCATTCCGCCAGAAAAGGCATTTTTTGGCACTGCATTTACAGGAACTTCTAAAATGATAGACTCTCCCTTTTCATCATAAAAATGCCGCACTTGCCCGACGGCGCTTGCCATGGCAATTAGCATCCCGCTCCAGTGGCTCGAATCATGGCGCCACGGAGCCAATAGGATTGCATCCTCGGCTGCCCAGCACAGCCTATGGGGCGGATCAACGCCCTTCCCTTCCCGCTCCAAGTCTTCCAGCCAAGGGCCATTGATTGCCCAATGTGGGAATAAATCTTGTTCTAAAAGCGCAAGCATGGCTGCACCAGCCGCACTTGGCGGCTTAGGGGTTTCAGTCGTATCAGCAAAGAAACAAAAATCTTGTAGCTTAAATGGCTCAGGCTTTGTTTCTTTATTACGATTTGATTCTGCTTGAATTAACGCAAGCTGTGCCGTGGTCAACTCTTCTCGATGCAACCTTTCGCGCTCTAACCTGTATCCGACTTCTATTGATTTGATGACGTACCATCCAGGAAGATGGCCGAACCATCGCCTGCTAAATTCTTCCCTTCCGGGCCAGATCTTAGCTGCTTCCCAGTATAATTTAGCGAAGTTCGGTCTATCGCAATAGACTGCATCGCCTCTCGAAGCTTTTTTAGATCTTCCTCAATCGCTTTGCGTTGTGATTCCTGATCTGTGTCGCGCCCAGCATAGTCTTCCTCCTGTTGAATGCTATATAACTTGTGGCGCAATCCTTCCGGTAGTTCTATCGTTTTTTCATCAGTCCAATCCGGCTTTATTCTTTGCATCATTACGGTTGCTCCGCGAATCACAAGAGCATCAAAAATAACCTTGCAGTTTTCAACAAAGGGTTGAATAATGCCCGTGTAGCTTTCGACCAATTCTTTTACTGGATTAAATCCAAAGTCGATATTTACTGCTCCCATGCCTTCTGTGTTGAGAACATTCAAAATCATAAAGATTTGCTCCCTTGTTGGAATATCTTCAACCCCATCAGATTCCATTGCGCCATAAATTTTATTCGTTGCATCTATAGAAAGTCTATAGATACTATTTTTGGGGTCAACTTCACGAATGCGCTGCAATTCGTGAGTTGTCAAATATCCCAGCCTCGGAATAGTGAAGCTTCCGCCTTTCCATGCAATCAAAGCCGGCTCAATCTGCTCGGCTTGGGGTGCAACTTCCCATGGAATAAAATCAAGTGCGCTCATAGTTTTCTGTACTCAGAAATAAAAGCTAGCTTGAATAGTCTACCATACGGAAATGGTTCAATGCCGGGAACTTTGATTGTTCCCAGCACAGCAGACGTCCATGGTCTTGCCGGTAAATCAACTAGCTTTGCTCGCTTGTTTCCCCATGGGTGAATTCTTGCGCCATAATGTACGGCAGTAGCGTAGCTTACAGGCCATTTGAATGTACCTAGCGTGCCAGATACAGTATAATATCCAGATGCTCTTAACGTTCCAAGATCTACGATATTGCGCGGACTTCCAACAATAATTCCCTCTGTTCTTGTCCCATCTTTTCTGTAACTTCCGCTCCGCACTGTTTGACGCGGCCACTTCCAAACCTCAGCTCCGATTGCCGCCATGAAAGCTGAATTCAGCTCGGGAAACACAACTCCAGCCGCGCGTTCAGCCGCAAGATTAACCCTTGCATTAAAATCAGCCCTTAATTTAACACCTTTTACTCTAGCGGTTGCTTTCATCTTCCCGCAGCAAATGTTCCCGTAAACTTATCGCCGGCAAATTGTCTTACAATACCATCAATCCCGCCTTCGCTTGACATTGTTGCAATAGTTAACCATCCGACTTCTCCATCACCAAGGGATGGCAAATTTGTTGTTGCACCTAAAAATGCCTTCATCTTTTCACCTCTCGGCAGCCCAGTTGGCTTCAGTCCAGAATCATCCCATGACCAAGACGATCCAATATCTAGCCAATTTGCGCCACTTGGAAGCACTGCCCATCGGGTTACATTTCCTCTTATATTAGCGGCACCAAAACTTTGGCCGCCAAGCGATTGCTCATCATTTGGACCATTTGTAACAACATAGGCCTCAATCACAACACTATCAGTAGTTGCTGCAACACCCTCCCTCAGGTTAGTTGGCGCTGATATCGGCCTGCGCCACATCATGCGCATTCCTGGAAACTGAGCGAAAGCTGTGGCCATCAGGATCTTGTTGCGGGAAGAAGCTTAGGACCACTTGATTTTGCAGTGGTCTTTTTGGATGGTTTCGATTTTTTCGCGCCAGCCTTTGTCGGCACTGGCTTCATCAGTGCTATTGCAGAGTCGCGCATCTTTTTAATCCGCTCAAAATCCTTTCTTCGACCGCCAACATCAGGATGCACTTTTTTGGCAACACTTCTAAATGCTGCCTCAACATCCTGCTTTGTTGCTGTTTTAGGGTTTAACTTAAACACAGCCCATGGCCTAAAGTTTTTGTGAATATCAATCCCGTTGACAATACCTGGACGCTCTTTTCTTCCGCGTTCACTCATTGGCACTTGCACAAGTGCTCGATAAGCCTTTTCCCACTCTCCACGTGTTCTGGGCATCCGCCCGGACCGTATCTCTGCCATTCCCGTTCCCGTACCAGCCTCATTTGCAATAGTTGCCATCCCAAATTTACCCGATCCTTTCACCGCCTTGATTACAGCACTACGCATCTCCTTGAGACTCATGGTCTTAACAGATTGTCCGCTTTCAAACTTGCTGCCAGAGATCACGCCTGTTCTTGTTACCATCTTTTTTGCACGCTCAGCGGCTAGATTAACCCTTTTGGTTTCTTTGGTTTTAGATCGCTTTGGACTAGGCGGAGGAGGCGGCACGGTTTTTGACCTAGATGTAATAGGCCCCTTTTTGATTGTGGATTTGATCTTGTCTGCCGTGCTCTGATTGCTTGTTTGTTTTATTCCTGTTGCAGGTGTGTTGCTATCTTTTCGTTTTGCGATTAAATCCGAAAGTTTGCCTGCTGTTGATTTTCTAAGCCTTGATCCCACTGTCGAAGCAATCTTAGTTTTACTGGCCTTGATTGCGGCGCGAGCTGCTTTCTGCCCACGGGTGACGGCACCTTTTTGTTGTGGACTAGGAGAAGTTATTAGTTTCGCTTTAGATTTTTTCAGCGAGGTTCGCGCAGCAAGGCTTCCGCCTTTTGTCGAAGCGGCCTTGGCGGCCTTGCGAACGGCCGCAGGAGACGACTTGGACGGCCCACCTCCGGGAGTCGAGGAGAACCGGCCTGAGTTGTCCCGGACGTATTGTGTGCGGCGGCCGCGTGGCATGACAAGATATTGTAATTTGTTTAAGTTTTCCCGATTGTTTCAATTTGTTGCATCATGGAGTAATCAAAGCAGTATGCGCTACAGTTAAGATCGTTCACTTAAGGGTGCCAATGCACATCGAAACCGGTCACTCAATCACAAAAGATACGCAAGTTCTTGTTGGCATCAAAGATGTCAGGTTTGTTGTTGGTGATCACACAATGTTTGAGGTTTCAGTCGGCAAAGATGGAAAGTCGATAGAGATTAGGTCGATTGAATATGTGGTGATTGATGGAATTTGTTATGACAGATTAAAGGTGTCCATCCAGCCAGTAGCCGCCAATTGTGTTAACATGTCGCTGCTCCCGCTTGAATTATGAAACTAACCAAAAAAGAATGGCTTGATTTTAATAACGACGAAAGCGACAATGATGCATGGATCGGTCGCTACATAGATGATGTAGTCATGAGCGTTGATGGTATTGAAATAGAGGAGGAAAGCGAAGAATTTCAGGATCTGCCGCTTAGCACAAAAATAACAGTCAGTGGCGACATCGTAGATCTTAACACTGGTGAATACATTCGATCGTTAGATGCTCAACTTAGAGCATGGCGCAAAGCACAAAAATATATCACGCTTGTAGTGGATATTAGTAAGGATAAGGCTGAAGAACTGAAAGCCGTCATTGTTGCAGCAGGAGGAAAAATCATCCCCTAATCAGTGTTGCACCGCCGTAGCCATTGTTTGAATTATAGGGAATCCCTATGGCTTGAGAAATGCGTGACACGAGGGATCCCCTGCGCTCGTCTCGCTGACCCTGAGCGGTGCTTCGAGTGCTGCCATCAAACGAATATCGCGCCTTTAATACACTCGTATCCCATGACAGCGTATCGGCCTGGCTGAGCTGCTGATCCCTAGTTGGTGATGTGCCAGGAATTACGCCTTCATATTCTGTTACACTACCAAGATGTGCAGTCCCATCAATAACCGCATCAGCTTGAATTTCTTCAAGTTCGATAATTTCATCTAGCCAATCCTGAATGCGCTCAACAGTTTCTGGCGACACCGAAGCTACGCTATTCATCTGCTGAATGATTAGCGTTAAGCTCGATTCTGAGGCAGGATAATTCAGGTATGTCCTGATCAATTCACGATCATTGATCGCACTAGTTTGCCGCCAAGAAACATCTAAGTCAGGAAGTTGAACGACCATTTTAAGTCATCATAACAGCATTTTTTCGTTCACCATTGATTGTACCAAGCCAAAAGCGATCGCCTGGACTTAGTTCATTCAATAGCAATCTAATCATGCGCTCCGCATCTTCTGCATCAGGAAGATCCAACAGAATCCTTAACCCTTGCAGTGCTCCTTCTTTGTTGCGACTGCAAACACAAACCGCAATCGCCTGAATAATCCTAAGGCTCGGAGTCCTGATCATGGTCAAGCATTCTTGACGGAACTATAGTCAGGAAACATGCCACCGCCTGGCTTCTTTGGCTTGGAAGGTCCTTTTTTGCCGCCGCCTTTGGGCTTGCCGCCGCCTTTGGGCTTGCCACCGCCTTTGGGCTTGCCACCGCCTTTTTTGCTAGGCTTTACGGGCTTTTTGGCGTACATCATGTGATGCGGGAGCTGCACTGGCTCAGTTTTCCCGCTATTTTCTCCGTCTTCCCCTTGTAGCAGCCTTGCGACCTTGAGCCAGTGCAATTGCGATAGCCTGCTGACGACCGGTCACCACAGGGCCACCCTTGCCGCTATGAAGCGTGCCGGTCTTCCATTCGTGCATTACAGAGGAGACTTTTTTGGCGGCTTTCGTTTTTTTGGATTTTGCCATTGCACCAGGAGATGCTGTTATTATTTTTCCCCGACAATCAATTCCCTACCAAGGAAAGTGCTCAGGATTCTCCCTTATTGTCTTTGCGATCATGTATGCGGTAAGGCCTGGTGCAAAAAAAGCAACTATTCCAATCGCAAGACCTGCAAGTCTGCCACCAATCGGTACCCTTTCCCCATACATTTTTATGATTGCTTTTTCTCTGTCCGTGAATGCAGTCATGACAATGTTCAGTGCGATGAGTTTAGTTTTAGGCGTTTAGCTCGCCTAGTAGCAGTGTATGTGATTCGTGGCACAAACAATCTTCCTTGATAAATGGATTGCTTCGGAGATCAGTATAGTTCATAACATCAGGCTCCAGTGACACAACTTCTACTGTGCCGCCTTGATCGTAGTAGCTTGAGCCACATACGTGTTTAATCACCTTGACTTCTGCGTCTTGATCTTCAAACGCTGTCAGCCACCCGACAAGCTCCTTGACCGTCATTTTCTAGGCCGAATCGAGGGGGTGCCATAGCCGCAGTCGTAGCCGTGGCCATCGCCATCGCCATCGCCGGCGCCATGGCCATTGCCATCGCCATAGCCGGTGCCGTAGCCGGTGCCGTAGCCGGTGCCATTGCCATAGCCGGTGCCATCGCCATAGCCATAGCCGCAGTCGTAGCCGTAGCCATCGCCATTGCCATCGCCGGCGCCATCGCCATAGCCAACAGGTAAGAATGTAGAATTAGTCATCATTTTCTGCTCCTAATTGAAGGGGTGCCATAGCCGCAGCCATCGCCGATGCCGAAGCCATCGCCATTGCCGGTGCCATTGCCGGTGCCGTAGCCATTGCCATAGCCATAGCCGTAGCCATTGCCATCGCCATTGCCATTGCCATCGCCATTGCCGGTGCCGTAGCCATTGCCATAGCCATAGCCAACAGGTAAGAATGCAGAATCAAACATAAAACCTCTAAAAAGTAAAAAATCTCAAAGCGCACAAGTTCGTGCGCCTTGAGACACGAAACAATTAGAGTCCCCAGTTTTCGCTAACGGGGATAGCGAAAATCACGGACGCACGTGGTATTTTGACCTGATTTGTCATCTTGCGAAGATCCACCTTGTCAGATTTTGGATTGGCAATCATTCCATTAAATCCAATGCTTTCCCACTTAAACACATGCACAACACGCGAAAGCGTGATTTCTGTGTCTGTTTGGGTTGCGTCACCGGCAAAAATCCACCCGCGATCAACTACGATCACTTGGCGATTGCCGGTTTCAACCTGCTGACAGAGATCAGCGCGAATAAAGTCTACATCTCCGACTGCGATGCGATCTGGTGTTGCGTTGCTCATTTCACCTGAGGGAGTTAATACTAGCGCTGAATTGCCCTAGTGATTACATCCTACAGGCCTAGCGGCTTGCCAGTGGACTTCCGTAATAATCCGTAACAATTAAACCATAGGCTGCGGCGCTACTTTGATGTCAGGATAAAGCCGTTTCTCACTGGCTGATGGTTTTTTTAGGTGATCCTCTAGCACTTTAGACGCCTTTTCAAAGGGCCATCCTTTGGTATCAGCAAATTTTTGCCAAACATTATTGCGCTCCTGTTCCCAAAAATCCTCTCGCAATAATTCACGGCGCAATTCTGGATCAGTTTCTTCTACTGCAAGATCAGAAACTGGTGAAATACTACATCGGCAACGCGGATGCTGCGTACCGACCATTTCGCTTAATAAATATATCTTACCATGCCTAGAAGCGCAATAGGGACAGGTTCTTTCATCTTGTGTTGCAATAAACCGCCCATACTTATACTCATTCCTACCTGCTGCTGCTTTTTGCGCATTAACATAAGCATTAGCGAGTTCAGATCTAGCAATCAATTCAGCCCGTCGGAGCATCCCTAGGCGTTGCGTAATACCGTCAGGATCCTTCGCTCCGAGCAATGCAATCCTTATATCTTTTTCTAATGTTTTAGATCCTTTTCCGCGTCCGATACCATCTTGCACAATGCGTGCAATATCATCACGAAAGGTTTCCACTTCACGGCGGATATAAGCCGATGCTGTATTAGCAGCGCCAATCACGGCTTCCTTGCTGGCACCAACAAACATTCCATTGCCTTTGTTATTTGAATCAATAAGTTGCGCCAATTCTTTACCTAAATTACTGCCAAGCTGCACGGCTTCTGTAAAGTCTTTTTTATATTGCATTGTGACACGATTCAATTCTTCTTCTGGGAAATATGATTGCGCGATTTGCATTAGCGCAGTGAATTTTGCATTGCTATCAGCAATAGAATATGACATTGGCCTACGCATCTTGCCATCAGCAGAGCGATATTTTTTAAGTTCAGGATCAATGAAGTCAGAATAATATCGGCGCAGATCTTTCAAAGTACGTCTTAGCGCTCGAACTAATGCCGCTTTAGTATTTTCTACGGCACGATCGCTTAGCATATCCAATGCTTCGGCATAATCATCGGCTAGTGTTAGCTGCTGATCTCCAATGGTTGCCATGATCGCCTGATGCTGATTTGCCTATGTTACAGGTTGTTTCATTTTTTCGGGAGCTTTAGGTGATGGGATAGTATTTGGTCACGGGGAAACCCATCCATCGTGCTAAACCCAATGACAACCATTCAACCCAAAGAGCGCTTTGAACTGCAATATCAGCATAATGGCATATGGCTAGATCGCAATTCAGGAGCAACTGAATACTTTCAAGCGTTTAGCCCTAATGATTTGCTGTTTGATAGCTACCAATCCGCTCTGCGCGCGCTTCACGAGATGGAAAATATCGGCATGAGTCGCGATAATCTTAGAGTTGTGGGAGTTGACTTGGCGGATGAAGATTGATTATCGCCAGACCTAATTAACAGCAATGGCCCGGATTAGCCGGGCTTTTTGCGGTTTGTTTTACTTCTGCGCCTGTCTGGGTCGTTGACCCTGGTCAGCCTTGATTTCGTCTTGACCTTGGGATCAACCTTCCCGGCGTAAATCTGCTGGGCACGCCTAGCGACGGTCGCGCTGCGACTAGCCTTGCTGCCGGGGCCATCGGCTTCCCGGATCCACGCGGCCCGTTCATTGCGGATTGCTCGCTGCATTCTTGCAAGCTGCCTTTGCTGCTGCCTGGCGCGAGGCGAATCAGCAGGTGCCTTAGGCACCGCAGTGGACCGCCTGCGCTCCATATTCCTGAGCACGGCCGCCGCCGAGTTGGCCATGCGCCTTGAGACTACGTCGGCCCCTCGAAGGTCCCTGTTGCGGTCGCGTGCGTTGCTTCTGGCGTTGAGATATATCCGCTGCGCCTTGTTTACAGGCTTCTTAGATGTCCGCTGCGGTTGCTTCTTGGCCGCTTTCGCCGCCCTCCGCGCCGCCAGCGCCCCTGGCTTCAGTCCCCGAGGTTTGGCAACAGTGCCAGCTGGGCGGGATGCGCGGGTGCGCTTGGGAGCCGTGGGCTTGGCAGGTGTCAACGCCTTCTTCGCCTTCCCGCTTTTCCCTCCGCTCACCTTCGGCGTCGCGTCTCGCACGATCTCCGCCATGCCCCGCATGGTTCGAGCATCAGACTGCGCTAACTCACGGAGCCCAGCCCTCAAAGTGTCAGAGATTTTGCCACCCTTGGCTGTGCTGCGGACGCGCTCTTTAGCGCCAGCGGCAACAGCACGCTCCTTAATTGGCTTAAGCTTTTGCCCAGTGATTGACTCAATTTCTCTAATGCGTTGCGCATCAGCTTGCGCCAATGATTTTAGCGCACCGCGCAGGGTAGCGGTCATCGAACCCGGGCGCTGAGAGGCTGGCTTCTGTAGGGGTTTAGCCTCAAGAATAGGGCTGCGCTTTTTCTTAATTGTGTTTGCTTTAGATGGAGCACTGATTTTCCGCTTTGCAAGTGGCTTCTTCCCTAGTATACGTTGTGCATCATCTGATGACATTGAACGAGTCACATCTTTCAAGACATAAGCCATCGAAACTGGCCGCTTTTTCTTGATTGTATTTGCGTTAGGCTTGGCACCAATTAGTCTTGTTCGGCTTGACTTAATCGCCTTGGTTAGATTTTTGCTGCCACGAGTTACGGCACCTTTCTGTGCACGCTTTGATAGCGAAGTCTGAAGGGTTTGATCGGCCTTATCAATGCCCGCGAGCTTAGATCTGGACTTCTTCAGCGAGGTTCGCGCGGCCAAGGTGCCGCCCTTCAGCGCAGCAGCCCTGGCAGCCTTCCTGACGGCGCTAGGCGTGGCTTTTTTGCCACCTCCTGGTGCTGAGGCAAACTGCCCCTGTGCATCTCGGACGTATTGCGTACGCTTTTTGCCTGGTCTGCCGCCGCGAGCCATGGGATTGATTATGAATTTGGTTTAGTTTTCCCCTTTCTGTTGCAAGGGATGGCGCTATTTCATGCTTTTAGGATTGAATCCCCACGGATTGTCCATATAAGATTTGGCAGCTTGAGACACGCGAAGCTTTCTGGTTAGTTTATTGTATTGGTCAACCAACTTGCGGTGCTTTTCGCGTTGGGCGGGCGTCACCTTTTTCCCTTCCGCAACACGTTGCTTGACTATATTTTCTAGCTTTTGTATCTGGGGAAGAATAGACTTATTAGCTTCGTAGCTGGCTAGCTTGCCCTGTGTTTCGTTTTTGCTAATTCTATCTTTTCTTCGCTCTCTTGGTTGATCCGCCATTTTTCGCGTGGTTGGTAAGTCGCCAAGCCTGCTGTTAGTTTTCACAAGATCTTCAGCCCTTCTGCTAGCGCGAAGTTCACCATAATAACTTTTTGATGCACCAAGATTAGCGAATGCTCTGCGAATACGCCTTTCGCTTCTCCGCCACATTGTCAACCTTTCGCTTACGGTAGCAGGTTGTTCGTTTCGATTCCACGCAAAGTCACGGCTCTTAATTGCGCTTTCGTTCATCAATGGACCCTTGCCAAGCCCTGTTGCACCGCTTCTTTTTGCTCGATCTAATGATTGACGCCTGACCAGTACAGCCTCCCTAGCGCTTCTGTCAATGGCGCGTTGCCCAGCCCTGCTGAAAGGAGTGCCAATCCCCTTTTGCCGATCTGATTTTATCTTGTCAAAATCGGATTTACGAATAACTCCGTTCGGCGTTGGTTTTCTTGGCAGTCTAAGTTTTTGCTGCTTACTGGCATTGTCAATTGATTTTATGTCTGTTTTTTTACTGTTTGCAATTGCTTTTTGGGTCACCACCTTGGGCTTTGCTGACCCCTTAATCCTACCCTCTCCCCTCCCTCCGCTCACCCTTGGCGCCACATCCTTAACAGACTGCAACACAGGCTGCGGCGTCTTCCGCTTCTTCTTTACGATGCTTGACTTAGGCGCAACGCTGAGCCTGGCTTGACTAGACTTAATCGCTTGAGCAAGCTTTTTCTTTCCACGAGTTACGGCGCCCTTCTGAGCCCTCCTGCTCAGTGCTGTCTTCAGTGTCTCATCTGCCTTGTCGACGACTGCCAGCTTGGCCTTGGATCGCCTGAGACTTGTCCTGAACTGCAACGTGCCGCCCTTGATAGCAGCAGCCTTGGCAGCCTTGCGCACTGAAGCTGGCGTAGCCTTGGATGGCCCACCGCCTGGTGTTGACGCAAAACGACCGGAATTATCTCTAACATATTGCGTGCGCTTCTTTCCAGCCCTGCCACCGCGAGCCATCACAATCTTAGCTTATGATCACTATATTTTTCCCGCGCCTATTGAACAGGCAATCCCTGTTCATCCACATCATCACCTGCCAAATCATTAGGCGACGGCGCAGGCGGATTCAATAGTGCGTTATTTTTTTCGTCTTCCTCCGCAAGCAACGCGGATTCTTTCTTTGCGTCAATCTTGGGTCTCAGTAACCCACGGCGCTGAGCAAGCGCAAGGAATGTTTCGCGCATCATTAAGCCTTTATCATAAAGCGAACTGCACATTGTTAACGTTTCATTATCAACCTCCTTTTGAGTAATAGATGCTAGCATGTCAATTCCAGCATCATTAGATAGCATTTCGCCGGTAAATATGCACCATAATTCATAAAGTGATTGCATCGCTGATTCCTTGGATTCTGACAGGCTTGTTAGGTTTGCTTGAATGCTTGCGCTTTGTAATTCAACTTCAGTTGCGGTGCGATTAGTGCTGCCGCCAAAAACAAAATTCATCAAGCTTCGATCTATATTTGTTTCAATTTCTTTGATTACTTGAATATGTTTATCTAAGCTACTTCCGCTTGGTTCTGCAAAAGAAAAATTTCCATTTTCATCAAAAATTTGCATGATATGATTTGGCCCTAATGCAATAGGTATTGGCACGGGATTACCATCGGGACCTGGCGACATTGGACGATTACGATCTTTCAGCACAGGTATTGGCATTGCACATTTGTGCAACAATTCCTTCATGCTGCTATTGCTTCGATACCAATCAAGTGTTAATTTTGCAACACCTAACAGCATCGGTGCGCCTTCGCCTATACCATCCCTTGCGTGGTTATACCATCTGACAGGTGGATAAAGCAGCTTTCTTTTGCCATATCCAGTAAATTCGCCTTCGCCTACCTGCTCAATTCTGCTAGATAAATCTGTTGAATTGCCTAGCTTGTCTTCATTGGTGGAATCTTCTTTAATCTTAAGCAGCTTCCACTCACCGCCTTTCATTACTCTATACATAGGCACCAGCTTGATTCCGTATTCGCCATCTTCCTCTTCGTGCCACTCAAGTATAGTAACAGCCGATATAACTTCCTTACCATTTTGCTTTGCTGTTCTCCAGTTGAGAACATTGCGGCGCTCAGCATAGGAAAAGAATGGCCTATTGCCATTGCGGATGTCATCATAACGTGTTACATTATCACTTCTTCCAGTATCTACCATAAGCAGGCATCCATTATCACGCATCACCATCGCATCGGCAGCCATAAACCAAGCTTTTAAGCTTGTGCCCTTGCCGTCAATATCATTCTGATTTGCAATTAAACTTTTTGGCGCATTTCGCAACTCAAATCTACTTAATGCTCCAGCAAACGCATCAATACCATCCCTAAAATATGACGGATATGATGCACGTTGAAGCCTGCCTCGGTATGCTAAATCTGGCTCGGCCTGTTCTTTTATCAGGTGTCGCCTCTGTTGTTCAGGAAAGCGCAGTTGCTCCCAACAGTCATAAACTAGATCTAAGTCATTCAAGAC